TTTAGAATTATGAAGAAGATAAAGCCAGAGAATAGAGGTAAGTTCAATGCAACTAAAAAGAAGACAGGAAAGACAACTGAAGAACTAACTCATAGTAAGAATCCTGTGACAAGAAAGAGAGCAATATTCGCTTAGAATGCTGCTAAATGGAATAAAGGTAAAAAGAAGAAAAAATAAATCTAATTAAATATTTTAATTATGGATAAAAAAATGACATTAGGTGGATTTGAAGCTGTATTAGATAGCTTTATCCCTAATCCAGATGGTGGTTTTAGAAATTCAAATATTGATGAAAATGTTAATGTTGATGCTGATGAATTTGAATCACTAGACGATGAAGAATTGGAAGATATTAAAAAGAACAATATCGAAGTAAAGAATAAGAAAGAAAATCCAGTAGAGGAAGGTACTGAGGAAGAAGAAATCGAAGAAGGAGATATTGAAGATAAACCAAAACGTAAGCCTGGTAGACCTCGTAAAGAAGAAACCATTGAGGAAGAAGCAGAAGAGGAAGAAGAGATTGAAGATAACAATGAAGAAAATGTTGTTACTAACTTCTTTGACGCTATGGCTGAAAAACTTAATTGGGAATTTGAAGAAGATGAAGATAAACCCAAAAGTGTTGATGAGTTAATTAATTACTTCCAAAATGTCATTGAAGAAAATAGTAAGCCTGAATACTCTAGTGAAGAAGTTGAAGCACTAGATAATTTCGTAAAGCAAGGTGGAGATCTAAAGAAGTATCTGACTATTGATGCTGAGTTAGATTTAGATGATATTGATATTGAAGATGAAGCTAATCAGAAATTAGTAGTAAAACAGTTACTTAAAGAAAAAGGGTTCTCTACTAAGAAGATTGATAAGTTGGTAAGTAGATATGAAGAAGCTGGATTACTTGAAGATGAAGCGCAAGACGCTTTAGAAGATCTGAAAGAGATTAAAGAGGAAAGGAAGAAACAGCTATTAGAGGATCAGAAAAAGGCTTATCGTGAATAGTTACAGAGACAACAGCAATTCTATGATAACGTTGTTAGCGAAATAAAAGGCTTAAAGAATATACGTGGTATTACAGTCCCTGAAAAAGATAAAAAGGTTTTAATGGATTATATACTTAAGCCAGACACAGACGGTAAAACAAAGTACCAAAAGGACTATGCTAAGGGTGGTGTTAAGAATCTCATAGAATCAGCATACTTTACAATGAATGCTGATAAGCTTATTGAGGCTGCTAAACGTGAAGGAAATAATTCAGCCATTGATAAGTTTAGACGAAGTTTAAAATCTAGTAGTATTACTACTAAATCTAGAAAACAAGCTACGGGTTCTGATGATGATCCAATTTGGTTCTCAGCTGCACGACAACTGCGTATATCATAATAATTAATTATATAAATAAAAAAATTAAATTACTAGTATTTTATGGATAATAATATTCTTAATAACCTCCAATTATACAAAGGTAAATGGTTTTCTGATTTGATCGACACTAATAAGATTAGTCTCGCTTCTCAGCAAAGACCTTATGAGGTATCTACTATCCTGTCATACGTATTTGGTACTAAAGATAATGGTTACAGTACTTCTCTTGATATGTTGACAGGTGGTCTTGGAAATGTAATGACTATTGATCAGCCTTCATTTGAATGGGGTGTTATGATTGACCAAGATAGAGCTGTTACAATTCGTGACGCTAAATGGAATGGCGCTGCAATTAGTGAAAATTCTACTCCGGGTTTGGGCAATACTCCTATTACTTTGTGGTTGGAAGATGCGTGGTTTGGTCCTGGTGCTACTATCGAATTTGATGACAAGAGTCAAGCACGTATTCAGGATGCTCCGTATCAAGATGGTAATCTGTATGTTTATACAGTATTTGTATCTAACGGTAGCCCTGCTTCTTATATTGATCCTGCTGTTTTATCTTCTGGTTGCCAAGTAAACCGTTTGGCTTCTGCTTATGAAGAATACAGTGAAGAGGCTGATATCCTGAACTACAACACTCATTTCAAAATGCGTAATTATTTGACTACAGTACGTTTGTCTTATGATATTACAGGTTCTGCTTTCTCTACAGTTATGGCAGTAGCTTTGAAAGATCCTAAAACTGGCAAAACTTCTTACTTGTGGTCTACATTCCAGGAATGGGTTGCAATGCGCGAATGGTACAAACGTCTTGAAAGAGCTTTGGTATACAATCAGAATAATGTAAATAAAGATGGTTCTTGTAACCTGAAAGGTAAGAACGGTCGTCCTGCATTTATTGGTGCTGGTTTGTTGGAACAGATTGCTCCATCTAATAGACGTTATTATACTCGTTTAACAGCAGAACTGTTGGAAGATTTCTTGTTTGATCTATCTTATAATGTACTTGGTACTAACGAACGTAAATTCGTTGCCTTAACTGGTGAAATGGGTATGCGTGAATTTGACCGTGTACTTAAAGAAAAGATGGCAAACATGAACCTGATTGATACAGTATTTGTAACTGGTTCTGGTGATAACTTGAAATTCGGTGGTCAGTTTAAGACTTATGCAATGTCTAATGGTATCGAATTGACTTTGAAGTATTTCCCGTTATATGATAATACTACTTATAATCGTCAGTTACATCCGGTTACTTTGAAACCGTTGGAATCTTACCGTATGACATTCTTGGATTTGGGTCGTCGTGACGGTGAAGCTAACATTGTTAAAGTAGTTCGCAAAGATCGTGAATTCGTTAACTGGTGTACAGCTGGTTCTGTAACTCCTGCTGGTTATGCTCATTCTAATACAGAAGTTCGTTCAAATGCTAAGGATGGTTATTCAGTACACTTCTTAGGTGAAGTTGGATTGATGCTCCGTGATCCTCGTGCATGTGGAGAATTGATCATGATGGCAGAATGATTTAATTAAAAAAATATTAGGGGCTTGTATAAGCCCCTAAAATACTAACTTGATAATCTAATTACATAATTATGGAAGTAATCGTTAGAATGACAAAACAAAATCCTTGGACAGGATTAGTAAAATGGTCTAATTGCTTTGATTTTATTAGTTCTTACTGGACTAGATCAGGTAGCAGATATACAGGTTTAAAGGCAGATAAAGCTAGAGAACTAGAACAGAAAATGGGTAAAGCTGAAGGAGAGTTAGATCCTGATAGCACATTTTGGGATACATTTGCAATTAAAATTGGTAAAAAAGAATTAGTAATTAATACTAATAGACCTGAAGGTGAATTGCAATATTTATTCCTATTAGGACATAAAAGAGTAGCTAATGGGATTGATAAGATAACACCATCTACTGATTATGTACTTATAAATAAAGAAGCTGAAGCAGAACAAATTAATAAAGCTAACAAAGTTAAACGTGATGCTTATAGAGCATTGGATAAGATGAGTCTTGAAGATATGCGCAAATGTCTTAGACTATTTGGAGTTAAAGCTGATACCATGTCTAACGAATTAGTTGAAGCTAGACTTGGTGAAAATGTAGAAGCTGATCCAGCAAGATTTATTAGAATATGGGTAGACAATCCTAATAAAGAAATTAACTTTGTAATTGAAGAAGCTTTAAGTAAAAATATTATTCGTAAGAACAGAGCATCATATTACTTTGGTACTGATCTTATTGGTAACGGTCTTGAAGATGTAATTGCATATTTGAAAGACAAAAAGAATCAAGATATTTACTTAAGTATTATGTCTGAAATAAAATCTAAATAATGACTAGAGAACAATTTCACTCATATTTTAAAGTAGCAATGGACAAGAACTCTCAAAGCGTAGCCTTTGGGGGTTGTCCTGCTTTCTTACCAGAAGAAATAGATTACTGGTTAGATCAAGGTTTATACCAAGAAATCAGTAATAAGTTTACTGGTAATAACTACTTAAAGACTAGCTTTGAAGGATCTGTAAAACGTATTCACGATTTAGAAAAATTAGTACGTACAGATGTTAACGTTGTTGCTAATACTGAAACAAATTCAAATAGATGTTATGTTACTAACTTATTCAACGGTGACAGAATGTTCTTTGTAGATGCTGTATTAAACTTCAATAACAAAAAAGCTACCATAAAGCTAATAGATCATGCAGACGCTACTAAATTTAAGAAGACTTATAATAATAATCCTTGGATAGAAGATCCAGTAGCTGTAATAGAAGATAATACTCTATATATCTATTATGATTACTTAGCTATGAGTAGTAATAGTTATTCTGTAGATATTACTTATATTAAGTTCCCTACTAAGATAGAGAACTTACCAGCTGAAGGTATGAGTGAGATACCAGAGTATATGCAGTTTGAAGTAATTAATAGAGCTGTAGAACTAGCATTAGAAGATATTGAGTCTAGGAGAATATAGACTAAATCACAGTTAAACCAAATAGATGAATGATTATGACAAATCGTGGATTTCAAATCGAGTTTGAACGTAGGCTATAGTTAATGGATCCTAATTTAGTTATTAAGGATAAGCTATCCTCAGACACTATTATATCATTCATTAATGAGGCGATTGATAAATTTTATAAAACAAGATACTCAGGTATTAACTTTAAAGCTCAAGGATTTGAATAGACAGAAAAACGTATAGATGATTTGCGTACTTTAATTCGTAAAAGAAACTATTCAAATACTTAGATATCCAAAGGAACTAAAAATTCATATTCTGTTGAATTACCAGATGATTATGTATTATTACTTGGAGATACTGCTGGTATACAGCCGAGTGATGAACATCCTAACGAATGTTGGGAAAAAGACGATTTAGGTGCATATATAGTTAAGTATACAGATACGTTAGAATCTACAATTGAAACATTAGATAGACAATTAAGCAATTCACTATCTGAACACAAATTAAAATATTGTCAAGCTAGACCTTTAAAGTTAATTCAAGATAATAATGTAATATTATACACAGACGGTAAATATAAAGTAAGTGAATATGAGATTACATACTTAGCTAAACCATCTGAAATTAATTCAAGTAATATTACTAATACAGAATATACAGATTTGCCAGAACATACACATATGGAAATTGTGAAAATGGCAATCTAGATTTATCTTGCTACTAAACCAATGTAGCATTATAATGCTTATTCCAACGAAATTGCTTCAATGGAATAATATAAATTAATGCGTTTGTCTGACCTGGAAATCTGAAATAAGGAAAGTAGAAGGACAAACTAGACTGGCGCTAAGTCTAACAATTAATTATTTTTGTATAAACTATGATTACACGAGTTGATACCGTACTTATCGGTAAAACATGTCCAGCACCTTATACTACAGTAGATAGTCTTACTCCGGGTGCTGTAGCTCTGTTCGATGAGAATAAGAGCTTGATTAAAGATGAAGCTAGTGCAGTAAAAGCATCTACAGTATATATTGGTGTAGTTGGTGATAATATGACTATCGCTTTACCTAATGGTACTAGTGCTACTAAACGTTCTGTAGAGTATTCTAACGCAATTCAGAAAGCTTCTAAACCTTCTTACGTAATTGGTGATTATGTTGCACCAGTTCAAGAGAAAATCGAAATTGATTTAACTAGTGCTACTGTTGTTATCGGTCACAGATATGTTTTGCGTATTGTTTATAAAGACATGTACGAAGCTCCGGGACAGTTTACTCATACTTATGAAGTAATTGCTACAACCGAAACTGCTGACGATTTGGGTAATGCACTGTTGAAGAAGATTAATAAACATGCAAATCGTAGAGTAAATGCTGCATTTGCAAGTCATAAATTAACACTTACAGCTCTTCCTAAAGATGATAACGAAGGTGTTTATTCATTGAATGAATATTCAGTAGTTTCTATGGAAGCTTCTCTGTATGTTACTATTCCTGGCGCATTGTTATCTAATGTTCCTGAAGCAGTTCCTGGTGTAACTATTACTAAGACTGCTGGTAAACCTGGTAAAGGTTACTGGAAACAAGTTCGTGATATGGAAGTACGTATGTTAGGTTACAAGGGTCATGTATTTACAGATGCATATCCTGTTATCGAACCGAAACGCAATGTTACTGAAGGTGCTAACTACAATTACATTACTATTGAAAATGATAATTTGTATTTATCACCAGATAATCAGTACATTAAAACTACTCCGTTGACTACTGAATTGTACGTTGAAGAAGCAGCTAACTTGAGTGCATCTCAGTTTGTTAAGAATCTTAAAGCATTTATCACTGGTGTTGATACTAGTGCTGTATAATACACGGTTTCTTTATTTAAACCCAGGCGAGGTTGAGGTTTATCCTCGGCTTCGCCTTTTTAATTTTATTGATATGATTGATATGAAAATAATTAATACAAAGATTGAAAACAATATTCTAACAATCACTTTAGATAGCGCTAGTTCGGTCACTAAAGTTTATTTAGACAATGTTCTTAATAAGAAAAACATGTATAGTGAAAATGATGAAGATCATAATCATGTCATTAATTCTCCCAATATTTCTGATAACACTATTACTATAGACATTACAGAATATGATTCTACATCCTTTATAGTTAATGTTGTTGGGAGTAATAATGCAGTTTCAATTGCAATAGATTAGAAAAACCTGTATTATAGAAAAGTAAACATGTTGGTAACATTTTGTAATACATGTCTGGACAAACATTAGAAAGAAAAAATATTAATGTGTGATTTTAAATCACAATTACTTGAATATGCTCTAGCTAATTAGTTAACTGAAGATGCTATAGATTATTATGTTGATTTATGTAGACTCTTAGAAATTCCATTAGAACATACTTGTTGTACATATAATAGGATAACAAATTGTAGAATTTGTAGGAGTTGTAGTAATGGTTGTTGTACACTATGATAGAAAATAACTATAAAATAGGTAAAACAATAAGCAATAAAGTAAAATATGATATTGCTTATGATAGAACTCAGATATTAAACTATGTGTGTGTTAATTACGTATATGATATACTAATTCAAGGAGATACGTTTAATATAGATGAGGAATAGAGAATGAAATTATTAGTAGTAATAGATAAACTATTGAAATAATGGCATAGTATGCAACTAAAGACGAATTAAATGAACTCACTGGACTGGTAAGGACACTTTAGGGTAATGTTAATACCTTAGATACTAGTGTTGGTGAGCTTGATACCTTAGTTGAAAGAATTAACCATCTAGCTACTCTTAAAGATGTTACTATTACTTATATTACAGAAGGTGACTTACTGTAGTATGCTAGTGATGGTACATGGCATAATATACAACCATCAGCATTAGGTATTGGTGGTGGAGAAGGAGGCGGTGTAGTAGATACTGCTGTAGTAAAAGCTATGATTAAATCTGAAGGTAGTAAGTTATTCTTAAGTAAATTGTACGATGACACAGCTGCTGGTATAATTACTTTCAATGGAGGTTTAAGAAGTAATAAGATGACTTATCTAAATCAAGGAGTTCAGATAGGTACTTTTGTTACTGGTATGATTGGTGGTACAGGTGCTCAAATAGATAAGGATGGTAGAGGAGAAATGACTAGTCTTATCCTTAGAGAGTTTTTAGAAGTACCAGAATTAAGATTTAATAAGATAGATGTAGTAAGTGGTGAACTGTGGAATTCAATTGCATTTGGTACAATTGAAGATGTAGACTTAGTTAATCAGATTGTTACATTGAAGTTAGAAGATGGAGAATATAGTGGTATACATGTAAATGATATATGTAGAGGTATATTCCATAACTTTGATGGAGTTAATAATACTGAAACTGGTACTGATGATTGTGGGTTTGATAAAGTACAAGGATTCTCTACAGCTTATTTTACACCTATAGAAGTACTAGATGCTAGAGGTAAACAGTTTAGGTATTCATTAAAACAAGGTACTACACAGCATCCTTGTAAGGCAATGAAGTTTGCCGTTTATGGTAACTTTACTGATGAAACTAGAAGATCTAGTGCTTATGCTACTCGTACATATAAACGATATTTAAAAGGTGTAAATACTTGGGCTCTTAACTATACTAACATAGCTTCACAGTTTGGTAACTTAAACGGTCTTACTATACCAGGAGCTCCTAATAATGGTCAATTACAAGGTGATGGTGCATACTTGACTAATGTATATATGACTGGTTCTATTATTGAATTTACACCAGAATAGTTAGATCAATTACATGGACAAGATGCTTATGCTGTTTCACTTAGTAGTGAGTTTGGTACAGTAATTGTAGATAATGAATTCAATATTATTGAAGATTATAACCAAACTAAATCTCTTACTTTTGCTGTACAAGCTTGGAAAGGTAAAACAGAATTAACATATAGTACAGTATATAATGAAGGTAGTTACTTTGTAGAGTATACTCCAACAGGTGTAGAATGTACTATGCAAGATGGTGTATTCAAAGTAACTAAGATAACTAATATCAATGATATGCGTATTGATTTAGTTATTAACTGTGAAGGAGCCATATCAGTAAATAGAAGATACAATATGAGTTACCAACTTGAAGCTAATGGATTGTGGGTAACTTATAATGATAATGATGCTACACCAGATAGACCTGTTGGTGATGGTACTTCTTATGGATGGCATAGAAACTATACAGCTTCAGCAATTTGGATGTCTACTAAGAGTTCTCGTAAAGTAGATGAAGGAGAGTGGGGAGATCCGAATAGATTCCGTGGTGCTTCAGTAGAAGGTGCTGATGGTCAATACACAGTATTCTGTTATACTAATTCTAGTGTACAACCACCTAAACCTACTAGTACATAGATACCTCCTGTAGACGATAACTATACTTGGTACATGTATCCGCCTAAGAGAGAAAGTAAAGAAGTATTCACTTGGATGATTCAAGCTACTGTATATCCAGATAAATCATTATCAGGTTGGACAGATCCTATTAGACTTACTGGGGAAACAGGTGAAGACGGTTCTGATGGTACTAAACTTGAATTTATTTATCAAGTAACTAGTGTTAACGAAGCTCCTGATAAACCGGATACATCTTAGCAAGACGATTACATACCATTCGGTTGGTCAGATAGTCCTCAAGGAGTATCTAAAGAGAAAATGTATGAGTGGGTATCACAACGTGAAAAGAAAGCTGCTAAAATTGGAGAAGGTGTATGGGGAGAATTTACACAACCAGTGTTGTGGTCCAAGTGGGGTGAAAAAGGTATGGATGGTGATGGGTATGAATATATATTTACTCGTACTGCTGACGTTGATAGAGTACCACAAACTCCTTCATCTATTCAATAGAATGACTATATTCCAACTATATCTAATGGTGGTTCTAAAGACTATAATTGGTCTGATGATCCAAAGGGAGTAAATGAGGATTATAAAGCAGAATGGACTTGTAAACGTGTACGTACAGATGGAGTATGGTCTAACTTTAGTACACCGGCATTGTGGTCTAATTGGGGTGAACAAGGTTTATCAGGTGGTCATTATCAATATAGATGGAAAGTGTCTGCTACTAAACCTGCTATTCCAACAGATACAGCTGCTTCAGGTTGGACTACTGATAGTGAGATAGTTCCACCAGAAGGACAATATGTTTGGTAGATTCAACGATTTGCTAATCCAGATGGTACTTTAACAGCATGGTCTAACCTTATACGTCTTACTGGTGCTGACGGTGAAGATGGTAAAGATGGTAACAGCATTGAATTTATTTATACTAGAAATGCTGATGGTAAAACTCCTAGTACTCCTGCTAGTGTAAATCAAGCTGGTCATATACCTAGTGGTTGGTCTAATCATCCTCAGGGTGTAACTGCATCTTTAGTATATGAATGGGTATCTCAGAGATACTTAGATAAGGCTACACAAGTATGGGGTAACTGGTCTACTCCTGGTATATGGTCTAGATATGCTGAAAGAGGTAAAGATGGTGATGGTTACGAATACATCTATAAGAGATTCTCTAACTATGTTGGTGGAGATAGTTTAGGTCCTGGTGGTTCTAATTACCCACCTGCAAACGTAGATTCTAGTGAATATCAAGCTGATGATTATGTACCTAGTGGATGGGATGATAATCCAGTTGGACCTACTGAATCTATACCTTACGAATATGTTTGGACTAGAAAGAAAGAGAATAGTAAATGGCAAGCTTGGAAAACTGGAGCACTATGGGCTAAATGGTCTAAGGATGGTGAGCCAGGTAGACCAGGTCAAGATGGTAAACCAGGTGAACCTGGAGAACCAGGTAAGCCAGGATCTAATGGTTATAGTATAACTGTTAATGGTTGTCCTTCTGCCATTAGATCTTCAGAGGGATTCCTACAAACTACAAATGTAAAATTAAGTGCCATAAAAGTTAGAGTTGATGATAGTGCTACTAGTTCTGTATCAGGATATTGGAAAAGCTATTATTTAAACAGTTCTGGTTCATGGCAATAGATCAACAGTACATCTGGCACTACGTTTACTTCTACATGGAATTCATCACTATCTACTACAAAGTTCTGGTTTGGATTTACTACAGATAGTAGAGATTACAGTTCGTTAAGTCCTACTAGTCAATATAAAGTATGGTCAGCTGAAGTTCCAGTAGTATTTGATGGAGATGTATCAAATATAGATGAGACATACACTATAATGAGAGATAGAGGACAATGGAGATCTGGAGTACAATACTATCATGACAAAGCATCAAATGCAATAAAAGGTCAAGATGTATCTAGTGTAACTAATTATTACTTACAGTCAACAGATCAAAGTGTATCTTATGATACTACTAATTGGTCTACTAATGTACCTACAAACACATACGCTCAAGGTAAATTACACTCTTATAGTAAGATAACATATTCAGATGGTACTATTACCAAAACAATACCTGAAGTATTATTAACTTATTCTAACTCTAGAGTAACATCTATTACACAATACTTTGCAAATTCAATTAATACATCTGTTCCTAGTAAAGGTTGGTCTACTAATAAGCCTGCATTAAATAAAGATAAGCCTTATTTATTTAGATACTTTACTGTTAATTATGTTAATGGTAATTCTCAATCTACTAGTACTAATTCTACTAAGAAAGCAATAGCTAGATATTAGAATGATTATACTTAGTATTAGAACTATAATAATTTAACTATTATAGATTATGTAGTATATCAAGGTAATGTGTACTTAGCTAAACAGAATAATACTAGTTAGACACCTAGTATGACTAGTAGTTATTGGAATATATCTTCTAAGCAAGAAATACTAACAGTAAATAACTTACTAGCTAACAATGCTAAGTTAGGTGACTTTAACTTTAGTGGAAGTGTATTTACTTCTAATAATGGTAAACTGTCAATGAATAGTAATACTGGTAGGTTTGTTTGTACAGACGTTAATATTACTGGTAGCATAACAGCTACCTCTGGTACATTTAATGGTACTGTAAATGCATCTGGTGGTAATTTTAGTTCTGTAAAAATAAATAGTGGTCAGATTGCTGGATTTGAAATAAGTGGAAATCATATTGGTAGTAGTGCAACAGCAAGTGGTTCTGGTGGTGGTCTCAGTATAAATCCAGATTTCATTAGAGTTGGTAATAGTACATCATATGTTATGATAGGTAGCGATACTGTTCCTGCTACAGTTGGTGGTGCTTTTACAGCTACAGGTAGATTTGTAAATCATAATTACAATGCTTCTACGGCTTATGGTTTCGATTCAGCTAATTATGGTTTATATGTAGATGTTGCAAATGGTACTAAAAATTATGCATTATATTCACCAAATGCTGCTGTTAGAGCAGCTGCTGTATATGGCGATACTATAAATGTAGTAAATATTACTGGTAGTACTTATAAATTAGATATGAGTAAAGGTAATATAATAATGATTAGAGCCAATAGAGAATATACCGTTAACCTTCCAAATGCTAATGCAGTAGCTAGTATGTTTGGGTACAACAGCTTACCTACATACTTTGCAATACATGTTAGAATTATGATTCACCCAGATACTTCTGGTGTTACTATATCTGGTTACTTTAGACCAAATAATACTGTAAATCAATCTGTATATTTACATCCAGGTAACTCTATGGGATTCTTAGTTACTAATTATCCAAGTTTTAGATGGGTAGAAACAGATTATGCAGGACAATAATTTTAAATAGTATTTATTATGAATATTGATTTTAAGAAATTTAAAGTGTACGATACTTTAGATAAAACAACACCTATTATATTAGATATATCTAAAGAGTTAGCTAACGGTTTATACAAGACTGCACAAGGTATAGATGGTCACGCTTTAGCATTAAAAATATATAATTCTACAGGTGAGGAAGATTATAATGATCTAGAAATAGAGTTAATAGCTAAATATGCTAATCAATATGGCACTCCTTTCTTTATAGATGCTTTAAACAGTATTAAGAATGAACAATCAATTACACAATCAGATCAAACAGCTGAGTGATAGAGAACTACTAGAGGGCATCTATTAGATGCTCCTAGTAGTAATGTAGGAACAATTAATCAGTGATAGCAAATAGTTAGGTATAAATGTTATAGCTGATTTATTAGTAGATAATATGTACAGAAATAGAGAAAGAAATGAAAATAATAACAATGCATCACATATTAGGCAATAAAGTATTAGAATATGATGTTGATGATAGAGGAGTTATCGTAGACGAGAGAGAATATGATAGAACTGTTAATCCTAAACCTAATATAGCAGATTGGGTGAAAGAACACATGGTGTTCTGGTACGATATGTCAAAGCCTGTGGATACATATATTCCTGGCGTTACCTATGCAAATCCTTTTGTTAATGGTGGTGGAAAATTAACTTATGATAATGCTATAAATAAGTGTATAATAACCCATACACCTACAAATAACAATAATATTGCATTTTGGCAAATATTTGTAAAACCGTTACAATATGTAGAATCTTATAAAATACGTGTAACAGGATTGCCCGAGGGATTTACTATGAAAGGACGATTAGGGTATGATAGTATTCAGATAACTTCTGATGGAGAATATGACATACCTGAATACAAGAATAGTAGTACAACAAACTCATCTTATCATGGATTTTATTTGGCAGGTGACAATGTAAATGATGTGGATTGTAATATTGTGGTAGAAGAAATTCCTACAAGACAATCCGTTCCTACCAACGAGATACTGAAAGCCAATCCCTACTTGCAGGATTTCAGTGGAAACAACAGACCGCTTAAATTGAACAATTTCCTATTTGCTGCAATGAGCGGTGTGGGAGGGTATGAAACTAATTTCTCCGAGGAAGTCTACCCTAATGCCCTAGTAACTGATGGAGTGGATGATTACGGTGTTGTGGAGAACTTGCAGCAGGGTGTGAAGGTGTTGTTTATGACAGCAATTCCATTAGGGTTATATAAGACTTGGTATGCTCAAGACAGCTTTTCTATATACGGACAACCTGGCATTACAGCCTACAATTTTAGAAATACAGGTGGTGTAACTTATTTGGATGGTATATTAAATGAAGCTGAGATTTCAAATAATTTGCTAAATAAAAAGCAAATAGTAACAATCGTTAATCCTACTGATGGTGGTAATAACAGCATAATGTTTTTTAATAGCTATGGTTCATCTTATATGAATATGGCTTTCTACGGTTCCATCGGATTCGATTCAGTTCCCACCCAACAAACTGACGGATTCACTGAGCAGGATTTGATTGATTATGTACTTGAAAATTTGATAACAAAATGAGATACGTTATAGTAACAATAGAATGGTGTGTGGAACATGGAATTGTTCCGCCCATCCACGCAAGAAGAAGTGTTGACGGAACAATGATTCTGTTACACGAGGATTTTGTCGCACCCGTATTGGGAGATGAAGAGATTTCTTCCTATCTTTACGACAGCAATGAGTTAAATGAAATTTTAAACAGCGAAGTATGGACAGAAATGAATTAATAGATAAATTAAAACCTTATTTTAAAATATAGGAATTAGTGTGTCCTCATTGCTACTCCAAGTTTGGTGAATCTTCATGGTAGTTTATAAGTACTGAATTACTTAGTACTTTGTATATACTACGTACTAAGATATTCAATAAACCTATTACTATTAATACTTGGAAAGCAGGTGGATAGTTCTCACAGAGAGGGTTGCGTTGCAATATGTGTTAGTTAGTAAAGAGTAAAAGTAGTATTTACTTATCTGCACACTGTTTAGGTAAAGCAATAGATTTTAATGTAAAGGATTTAGATAGTAATGCAGTGAATAACATAGTAAGATAGAATGCTGAATTATTTGAATATCCTATTAGATTAGAAGCTAATACAGACGGGTGGAGTCACATTGATTGTTACGTACCTAAGGACTCTTCTAAGAAGCTTTTAGAGTTTAATGGATGAGTTGTTCATTTAATAAAGAAAATGGCTTAAAACGCCTTAAAATGCGTTATGGAAAAAGAAACTATTTTATATAATATATTATATGTGGATAATAAAGCAAGAACAATTATTCCTGAAGTAGTTAATGCTTGGAATCTTACTCCACATAGATTTATTAAGTCTGGTGAAACTGTATCTATTGATATTAGTCGTACTCTGTATATTATAAAAGGATTTAGTTCATCAGATTATGTGCACATAGATGTAAAGTAGGACAGAATAGATATTACATTAGATCCTAATGATACTAATGCTACTAGATAGGCTAGAGTATCTTTAAATATAAGTGATCCTACTGGAACTCATAAGTTATTACAATTTGTAATACATTAGAATTAATAATTAAAATATACGTATATGACAAGAATAACAAGAAGCTATATAGCTCCAAATCCCAAAGAGTTTGATTACTGGGTTGACTTAGCAGCAGATCCAAAAGGTAATGTAATTAAGTATTATGCAGGTAGTAGCAAATGGCTACCAATAAATGATGATACAGATAATGATCAGAGTGCTAAGATTGCTGCACTTGAATCAGGTAAAGTAGATAAAGTAGAAGGTAAAGAATTGTCTAGTAATGACTTTACGGATGCATATAAAACTAAACTAGATGGTATTGCTGCACAAGCTAATAAATATGTTTTACCAACAGCTACAGCTGAAATTATTGGTGGAGTAAAGGTAGGAGCAAATATTTCTTATAGTAATGGTACAATTAGTCTTAATAAGGCTAACGTGACTAGTGCATTAGGATACACACCTCCTACAGCAGATACTAAAGTGACCATAAATAACACTTTAACAAGTACTAGTACTACAGAAGCTTTAGCTGCTGCTCAAGGCAAAGCTTTAAAAGATTTAATTGACGCTTTAACTGCAAGAGTTGCTGCATTAGAAGCACCAGCAGCTTAATAAATAAGTATACATATGGTACAAAATAGAATAATATTTTTTGCAACATCTGTTCAACCTAATCCGGAAGAAATAGACTATTGGGTTGACCTATCTGATAATCCTTATGGTGGTAGCATTAAATATTTCAATGGAACCGAATGGGTAAGGCTAGCTGCCTCTGGTGGTATGCCTGATCTTAGCAACTACTATACTAAAACATAGGTAAATAAATTGCTTAATGATAAAGCAAATGTTAGTGATGTAGATAGTAAAGTAGATGATGAAGAAGTAAAAGATGTAATAAAGGATATACAATTTAATACTTCAAATCCTAATGGCATTACTATGGTAATGTTTAAGTATGATGGAAGTAATAAAACTGTTTCAATACCAGTAGCTTCTACAAGTTCTGCTGGTATTATTACATCTAAAGACTTCTTAGACTTTGTTAAGCAGCATCAGTTATAGGAACTTCATACTGAGATGATTGATACCTTTGCTGATATACGTGCAAAGTATTAGAAGAAACTCATTGCAGGTTTAAACATTGAAATTGATCAAGAAACTAATGTGATTAGTGCATCTGGTGATCTAGCTGTACAATGGGATAATATTACTAACAAACCAGATTTTAAACCAGTAGCTACATCTGGTGATTATAATGACTTAATTAATAAGTTAAAACCAGGTAAAGACGTTAGTATTAGTGAAGATAATGTGATTAGTATTGCTATTGATTCAGATTCATTAGAATAGTCTTTAGCTACTTTACAAAGTAATATAGATAAAGAAGCTGCTACTGCTCGTGCTGCTGAAACTAAATTAGGCAATGATATAGCTACTGAGAAGAATAGAGCTAAGGCTAAAGAAGAAGAGTTAGACAATAAGATTACTGATCATACTAATGCAACTAATGCAGCATTAGCATTAAAAGCAGACAAGTCTGATACTTATACTAAAGCACAAGTAGATGCTAAACTATCTGGTGCTTATAAAGTAAAAGGATCTAGTACATTTGAAGCTCTACCTAAAGACAACAATGTAGTTGGTGATGTATATAATATTACTAATGCGTTTAACTTAGGTGGTAAACATTATGATGCTGGTACTAATGTAGTATGGACTGAAGATGGTTGGGATGCTTTATCAGGTTCATTTGATACTACTGCTATTGAAGGTAGTATTCAAGAAGTAGCTGATAACTTAGCTCAAGAGATACTTGATAGAACTCAAGCTGATACTACTATTAATAACAATGTATCTTCACTTACTAATAGAGTAAAAGTAAATGAAGATAAACTTACTATTATTAATGGTAATGAAGCTACTACTGGTTCTATAGCTAATGCTATTAAACAGGCTAAGTCATATACAGATACTACTGTAACAGCTGAATAGACTAGAGCAGAAAATGCAGAATAGAAACTAACTAGTGATTTAGCTAGTGAAGTAACTAGAGCTAAAGGCGCTGAATCAGCTAATGCTACAGCTATAGCAAATGAAGTAGAAAGAGCTACTGGTGTAGAAGATGCATTGAATAATGATGTCAACCAATTATATACTCAAAAAGTAGATAAGATTGAAGGTAAAGGGCTTAGTACTAATGATTATACTACTCCTGAAAAGAATAAATTAGCTGCTATTGAAGCTGAAGCTAATAAGTATGTATTACCTGCTGCTACAGCTAGTGCATTAGGTGGTGTTAAGATAGGTAGTAATATAACACTAGCAGATGGTGGTACTATCAGTATAACTAAGAATAATGTAACTAGTGCATTAGGTGTAGATCCTACTACTACTTATGTAAAGAAAGCTGGTGATACTATGACTGGTATACTGAATATTAAGAATTCAGAAGGAGCTCAATTAGAATTATTCAGTACTGCATCTGATGGTGGTGCGTATATGAGATTCTATCCTAATAATCAGACAGATAACAAATGGTATCTTGGTGTTGGAACTAATTAGACTCTTAATCTTGGTTATAATACTGTTACTAAAGCTTCATTTGGAGATGGATAGTTATCATTAACAACTAGTGCTAATCTAGCTCCTATCAAAACTAATTCTACTACGCTGTGTACCAATCTGAATGCAGATTTGTTAGATGGCTATCACAGTGATCAATTTTCTTAGAGTAAATCTAATAAATCATTACAAACTAGTTCAAATGATAATATATATTTTAAAATAATAGAATTGACTAGAAATACTGCTACTACCGATAGTGTATATATCAAATATGGTATTACAGTTAGAGCTACTTCTGCTGTTGACTACGGCAATATAACTTTGTATGGAGATATTGAAATATTTGGTTCATTTTCTCCTACAGCTGTTAATTATAAAGTTAGATGCAGTTCTGATTTTGCTAATAGAGGTAGACTTAGAGCTTATTTAAATGGAGATAATCTGCAAATATGGTATGTTGGATACATTTGGGAAAATGTAGCTACTTATAAAAAAACAGAGAGAAACGTTAACCATTTTATTGTAGATTATGATATAAAACTAGCGTCAGCACTACCTAATACTTCTGTTATTACTATAGAAGGAGATCAATTGGAAGATTGGTATGGCGTAAAATGGTCAGAAACATCATCTAATCCAGATTGTACTCGTATTGGTAATATGGATATGCATAGATCGTTGCCTATATAGAGTATGATGAAACCATTTGCTTTTTAGACACAATCGTTGTATAAAGACTAGTTTGTTCCTTTGAAAGAAAACTTTACTGAAGGAATGTACGGGCACGTAGATAATGGAGAAGCTGGATAGGTATCAATTACAGTAAATATTATGGTCAGAATACCAGAATTTTGGTACATTGATGATTATATTCCTAGCTCAAAAACACATAATTTAAAAATATGTCCTCACGCTAAACCAGGATGGTATCATCATAAAGAAGCATACGTTAGTGCATATGAATTGTGTGAAACTTCTCTCAATAGTGGAAAAGTTTGTAGTACTAAAGGTTTAATTCCTTTGGTAAGTAGAACCAGAGAAACTCTTAGAAAAGCTGTTAGAAATATTGGTTTTGAAGGTGAAGCTAAATGGAATATTTATACATATGAGGAACACAGAGCTATATGCCATTTGTTCTTAGTAGAATATGCTACTAGAAATTCACAAAAGGCTGTTAATACTGAATTAACGCCTGAAGGATTTAGACAAGGTGGATTAGGTTCTGGTTGTACTACAGGAACAGCAACTATCAACGGAGCTACAACTTATTCGTTTATACCAACAGGAAGTTCTGATAGCTTAGGTAGTGGTTCTGGTGAAGTTACTGTAACTATACAACAGACTGATTAGTCTGGATCAAATACTTCTACTATTACTAGAAAATGTAATAGATATCGTGGTATTGAAAATCCATTTGGTCATATATGGAAACACACAGATGATGTCATTAGTAAATATGAATAGTCATATCGTACTTGGTATAAATCTGTAAAACCTGATCAATTTGCTACTAACAAAAATAATAGCTATAAGCCTTTATGTAGTGTTAACAGCATTGTTACAGGTTATAAAACTGAAATTAAAGCTACACCTAATTGCGATTTCTTTGCAATGAAGTGTACTAATGGTTCAGAAACTACATACTGGTGTGATTATAACTGGGATAATACTGATACTTCAGAACATTGTTTGTTAATCGGTGGTACCTCTGCCTATGGCAGCCCGGCGGGTCTGTTCGGTCTTAGTTCCGCTGATGGGGTTGGTTGTTCCGCTGCTACTGTCGGTTCTCGATTAACATATCTCCCGTGGGCGGAGTAATGACTTAATTATGCAATACGGTATAGTTAAGTAATACCCACAGGTTGCTTCTCTAGAATTAGAACGAGTATGCATTATTAGTTTTAAGAAAAAAAGTAGTAACTCTGACAATAGCAGCAAAGCAGGTCTATTCAATCTTAATTCCAATAATGAGGTTAGTAATTCCAATGCTAATATCAGTTCAATGAAATTACATATCATAATATTTTCAGTTTATCATATAATAGCCAACTACTGAGAAGGACCTTACCACTTGGTAAAAGATATAAATAATTTATTAAGGGTTAGTAGCGAAATATCGAAAGCTCTTTGTAATTTCAGACTATGAAGAAGTTTAAGAATTTATATTAGAAGATAACAGATTTAGATAATATAAAGCTAGCACATCATAATGCTAGAAAGAATAAAACTCATAGAGATGATGTAAAGAAGGTAGATGAAGATATAGAAGGATTCTGTAAGTAGATACAAGATATATTAGTAAATCATACTTATAAAACTTCTGAGTATTTTACTTTTAAGTTATATGAACCTAAAGAAAGAATCATATTCAAACTACCTTACTTTCCAGATCGTATAGTACATCATGCTATTATGAATGTGATGGAACCTTTGTGGATTAATTAGATGATACCTTAGACTTATAGTTGTATTAAGAAAAGAGGAATTCATAAAGTACTTAAGTAGATACAGCATGATCTGAAAGATAGAGAGAATACTAAATACTGTCTTAAGATAGATATTAGAAAGTTTTATCCTTCAGTAGATCATGATATATTAAAATAGATAATTAGAATAAAGGTATCAGATAGAGAACTGTTATAGTTGTTAGATGAGATAATAGATTCATCAGATGGAGTTCCTATTGGTAATTACTTATCTTAGTTCTTTGCTAATCTGTATCTATCTTACTTTGATCACTGGGTTAAAGAAGATAAAAACATAAAGTATTATTATAGATATGCAGATGATATAGTAATACTTTATAAAGATAAAGAGTCTTTGCAGACATTACTTAGAGATATAAAGTAGTATCTAAAAGATAATTTAAAACTGTAGTTAAAGAATAACTATCAGGTATTCCCAGTAGAAAGTAGAAGTATAGATTTTGTTGGATATAAAATATATCATAATTTTACTTTAGTTAGAAAAGCATTAAAGAAAAGATACTGTAAGAAGAATGCTAAACTGAATAAAAGGAGTACTAACTACAAATATTATAGAAGAAAAATGGCTAGCTATATAGGATGGTTTAAACATGCTAACTGTTATTCTTTACTTACTAAAACTATTAAACATAAAGAGCTATTAGATTACCTGGATATACGTAAAGGAAATAGAACATACGCATAATGAGTACATTATAGTTATATAATCGCAGAGACTTTAACATATGCTAGCAGTAATAAATATTGACTAGCATTTTTATTTCAGATAAAATTATTTTAAGTTGTGTTGAGTAGAAGTTTATATATAATGAATCTTGCAAGACGTATATTTGCTAATGGATATCAATCTATAGTAGGTTGGCTAACAGGTATAGCAACTATACTAGCACCAGCTGCACCATTAATAGGTGTATCGTTTCTATTCATAATATTAGACTTAATCTATGGGTATAAAGTATGTAGACAAGTAACTCACAAGAATTATTTTGAATCTGGTAAGTTTTGGTCTACTATTGAGAAACTAGGATTTGCAGCTATAATGATAGCTGGATTTACTTTATTAGATAAGTTTATATTTATGACATATGCTGATCTGGTGTTAGCTAAAGTTGCAGCAGGAGCAGTATGTTTTGCAGAAATAATATCATTATTAGAATCTAGGAAAGCATTAAAACCTAATTCATTAGTTACAAGACTCTTCACAAAGATTATAAAGTCGAAAGCAGAAAAATATTTAGATGTAGATATAACAGACATCTTAGAAGAACAAAATACTATTACAAATGATACCAATACTGATAAGTCTAGCAAAAAGATTAATAAGTAACATTATCGGTTGGTTTAAAAGGAATTACAAAGCAATGGCAGTGATTATCATTACGATTCTCGCTGCCATTTGTTTTTATTAGAATAACTAGCTAGATAAGAAGAATAGAGAACTAGATAGAGTAACTAATAACTATCTTTACTATGAATAGCTAGCAACATAGTAGAAGAATGATAACAGAGTGTTATAGCTTACTCTAGATGAATTTAAAGAAACCAAAGATAGCTTGATACAAGAAGTACATGCTACAGTAAAGAAATTAAAAATCAAAGAGAAGGAGTTGAAATAGGTACAGATATAGGAGTAGAAAGTAGTACATGATACTACTATAGTAGTTAGATCAACTGACTTTAAAGTGGAAATCAAACCAAATAATTTGACATCAATCGTAATAAATAAAAGAGATACGCTCCTAACACATAGTATCGACATTCGCAATACACAATCACTATTTATTCATACTAAAAAAGAATATAAGCGTAATTATAAGAATTGGTTTATACGTTTTTTACATTTTGACTGGAAGAAAATAAATACTACTAGATATATAATTGATAATTCTAACAAACTTATAAATAATACTGATACTAGAATTATATATATAAAAGATAAGGAGTGATTTCTCACTCCTTATACTTCCAGATATAATTTCCAAACTGTTTTACTTTACCTCTACATTTTAGAGAAATTCTACTTATATTTAAATTTAGTTCTCTTTTTATTTGATTGAGTGAACTCCACTCTTTGATTAAATTACCATTTGTATCAAATTGAAGAACTGTTTTAGATATTTTAGGATTGTTTTTCAATGATTTAGATACATTGTGATTACGAGATCCATAATTTACATTGTAATTTACAGTACACCATTCTAAATTATCTATACAATTATTTAATTTGTTCTCATCTTTGTGGTTTACACAAGGTGAGTTATTCGGATTAGGTAAGAAAGCTTCTGCTACTAAACGATGTACTTGTTTAGTTTGCCATTTGTTGTCATTACGTTTCATTCCTACATGAGCATATCCCTTGATGTCAACAAACTGTTTTAGTATTGTTTCTTTAATAGGTAGTGGTTTATTATCTTTTCTAATTTCTAATCTAGCAATAGATTTTACTCTACCTAAAGTAGATATTAAATAATTATCAAAACCATTAATACGTTTCCAATTTTCCATAATTTGTTCAAATATTAATTTACGTATATAACGTATGGATATACTATAGGTTGCAAGATTATGGATATAAAATCAAAAATAAAAACAATAATCAAAATATTTTGTATAATGAGAGAAAGACTGAAAATAGAGCGTCATGAGGCTATGTATGGTCCACACTTTAATGAAGAATGTGCACTAAAAGCAGTCTCTAAGATGGAAAACGAAGATGGCTCTCGTGGAGAACATTGGAGTTTAGAAGAAACTACTTCAATCGCTAACCAGTACGGAATCAATCTGAAAGGTGAGAAATACAACAAGTATGATTGGTACGTTGCTCTCAATATGATACGTTCAGACTATTATCGTGCAGTTGTTACTATGACAAGCAGCGATCACATTAAATACTTTGTAGAACTAGCAAAAGCTTGGTTGAATGACAAAGATATAGAAGAAGGAAAGATGTGGTATTACTATTGCTATATTATGTGTGATAAATTGCGCAAAGAAGCTAAGACGATGTTAATGCTTGAAGACGATGAAGATGAAGAGCATGAGTATCGTTATGCTCGTGGTGGTAGAGGACGTGGAAGAGGTAGAGGAGGAAGAATGACTCGCTACGGTTATGACTATGACGAAGACGATGAATATTTAGATCGTGAACGTGAAGAGGAAAGAATGCATAGATATGAACCTATGTATGAAAGAAGAATATCAAGATATTAATTTAATCAAAATTTATGAGAACTATGTACGAACCTGAAAAAATTTTAGTACAAAACGCTGGTATAGATCCAGGTGTAGCTGCACTTTTGCAGAATGCAAACAAAGGTAATATGGACCCTGCTGCTCTTATGGCTATGATGAACAACGGCGGTTTCGGTGGAAACGGCGGTTGGTGGTGGATTTGGATCATCCTAATCTTCTTCTGCTGGGGTGGTTTTGGAGGTAACGGTTTTGGTAGAGGTAGTGATGATGCTAGTCGTCTTGCTTCTCAGTTAAATACTGATACTAATACAAGTCTGTTAATGCAGGCTATTCAAGGTAACAAAGATGCTATCAGTTCTTTGTCTAATACTTTAAATTGTGATATTAATGCTGTACAGACAGCTTTGAATACTATTAATACTAGCGTAAGTCAGATTGCTTGTGATACTAAATTGGCTAGCTGTGAAGTAATTAATGCTATTACTTCTGGTAATGCTAACTTAGCTTCTCAATTGGCTAACTGCTGCTGCCAGACTCAACGTTCAATTGACTCTGTTAATTTGAACTTGACTCAAATGAGTGCTGATAATAAACTGTCTATCTGTCAGCAAACTAATACTTTGCAGAATGCAATCACTGGTGGTTTCAATAACTTGTTAACAGATAATACTAATAAATTTAATGTAATTGGTGCTAAGATAGATGCACAAACTCAAATGATTAACGATAAGTTCTGTCAACTTGAGATGCGTGAAATGCAGAATAAGATTGACACATTGCGTGCTGAGAAGTCAGCTCTTGAATTAGGTCTATCTCAATCTGCTCAAACTGCTAATATCGTAAATCAGTTGCGTCCTTGTCCAGTACCTGCTTACTTAACTTGTAACCCATTCGGATGTAACGGTGGATTCACTGGTTACGGATACGGATATAACGACGGTTGCGGTTGTGGTTGCTAATAAGAAAGGAGGTAATTATGTTTAATCCTTTCTTTAATCCTTATCGTGTAAGACGTATTGACCAAGGTGGTATACCTACATTAGATACTATATTCTCTAATGTAGATACTACTAACAATACTGTTACTTATGGAATATGTCCATTTCAATGGAGACAATTGCCATGCAGAGGTTTAATATTGTTAAATATTAATCATACTGCTACTGGTGCAACAGAAGGATCACTAGTATCTGTAGCTACTTCTGTTAGTTCTAGTTAGGTATCATCTAATCCAACTAGTGTAAATACTAATAGTGGTAAAGCATTACTAAATGGTTCTGGTGATTAGATGCCGACAGAAGAAATTTCAACTGGTAATAAATATCTAATATACTATGATAAACGTACTGGAGTATTTCAGACTATAAATCATATTGTAGCACCAGCTGCTTAATAAAAACTTAGGGCTACTGTAAAAGGTAGCCCTACTAAAACCAATTCAATTATGTTATTTAGTCAATTAAAAATAGGAGATCACGTGCACGTATTAGAAGTTCTAGGAACATTTAAAAAGACTACTGTTTATAGTCTTGGTTCCATTACTTAGGTTTCAAATCCTTATGATGAAGCTTTACCTCAAGGTTAGTTTCCAATACCAGGATAGAGCAGACGTAAACTAGTTGATGTATTCATTAGCTGTAATGGAGAATCTAAGAAACTATCAGTACCAGCTGAACGTTCAATAATCAATGATACTTCTATAGGACTTACTGTTGCTACCAACAAAGAAGAAATAGCTAATATGGTTAGATAGAACTACAACGAATTCAAAGCTAAAAAAGAAGCAGCAAGTAAGTACGATGAAGAAATGGAGAAGTGTAAAGATATTCTAGATCAACTAGAAGCGCAAGTAGAAATTCCTACAGTAACTAATACTGTTGATAATAGTAAAGAAATAAATGATTTAAAGAATGATGTCGCTGATATTAGGAAGATGATAGAAGATGCTAAGAAGATGTTTATGGGAGGGTTCCCAAAACCACCAATGCCACCTATGCCTAATGTACCAGCTCCAATGAAATAATACTCGGCAACGCTCACAACGTTCGCTCACCTCTACGAGGCTCGCTCACTGTATAGTGGACGAGCTTTTGTTATTTATATGTGTTAATAATATTTCCTCGCTTCGCTCAGAGTTCCTTCGCTTCGCTCGGAAAATTATTATAAAGCTATTTAAGAAAGGCTATTAGTTTCTGTTAAGGAGTGTATCTAAGATACTATAAAAATTTACAGTAAGTCTTAAAATGCGTTTTATGACTATTATAATTATAATTTAAATATATAGATATGACATTAAATGAGCTCATTGATGATATTCTATTAGAAGCTAGAAACAACTAGATTGCTGAGAGTGAAAAGCTCAGTAGATATTAGATAATGTTGTGGATTAAAACCTATCGAGCTTACTTATTAAAACAGAAGTTAGATAAGGGAGAGCAATTAGACTAGATCTTCTATTAGACTATACGCATGCATTTGGATAAAATAGAAGAAGATCCAGGTCATGCAGAATACCAAGGAGATAAAGAATTACCGACTTTACTTGGTACTAAACTTACTACTTCAGTAATAACAGTAAAAGATGCTTATGGTAATATTATTCAACTAGGTTCTGAAACTAAAATGAAGTTTTAGAAATATAGAAAGTATACCTGCAAAGATTATATTGCCTATGTTAAAGGTAACAGAATATATGTAGAAGGTGATGCTAACTAGTTAGAATATATTGATATAGAAATAATTGCTGAAGATCCAACAGAAGATAAATTATGCTATAATCCCGATAAGGATGAGTATCCTTTGCCAGCTTACATGTGGGGTACAGTTAAGCAATTGATCTTTACTAAAGATTTCTTAACTATGAGATAGCAAGTATCTGATACTACTAATGATAGTAAAGATGACACTTAGAATGTGATGAATTAGAATGTTAATAGAAGTATAAGACGATGAATGAATTAAATAAATCTGCTAATAAAACTGTATCTTATACTATACCTTCTTTCTATAATCACTATCTAAGTAACATAGAAGCAGATACAGTATATGATATAGACTATCCTACTTATAGAAAAATAGTAACTGAATGCTTTTGCTATCTTAGAGATTAGTTATTAGAAGAAAGCAAAGAAGTTAAACTACCATATAGAATGGGTAGTATTCAAATAGTAAAGAAATAGCCAAAGCATTTAGACGGCAGAAGTCTTAGAATAGATTATAAAGCTACAAAAGAATTAGGTAAACTTACTTATTTACTTAACGAACACTCAGGATTTTATAAGTATAGACTTTATTGGAATAAATAGGACATGCTAGTGTCTAATAAGAGTAAGTATTAGATTGTACTTACTAGGGCTAATAAAAGACATCTAGCACAAATAATTAAACAGAATATTCACGATTACGAATAGCAGCCATGATATATAAAATGACAAGTAGTAAAGCCGTGATTGCTAAAGTAATTGCGGACTTAGGTTTAAATGAAACTGAAATACCTATTACAGATATACGTCAATGGATTGGAGAGGCTTTAATGAATATAGGTTCAGTTAATCAACTAGATCATAAAGTAGAAGTAATACCTATCAATGGTTATTAGGCTAAGTTACCATGTGATTTAGAAAGATTAAATAGTGTAGCTTACTCTACATGTGATTGTGGTGGTTGGATACCTATGAAGAAGAGTACAGGTACATTCAGTGTTTATGACAGAAAAGATAACTGTGATTGTTGTAATATGATTATACACGATGATGTATTAATACCATTAGTAAAGAACCTTCACAATATTACTAAAGATAAAGACGCATTAGAAATACTTAATAAAGATGCTAATACTAGATAGACGCTTAGCGCATTGATTAATAATTATACAGTTTGTAGCAAAAATGGTAGATTACAGCACACTAGTTTTAATGGTACTAATTTCAGTTATACGCCACAATATGATGTCAAACCAGGATATCTTATCTCAAATGTCCCAGAAGGATATGCAAAAATATCATACCACGCTATCTATACTGACGAAGATGGTATGCCAATGATGCCAGACGTATAGTCTTACTTTGAAGCTTGCTTTTGGTATTGTGCACAAAAGATTCTTTATATTAAGTATATAAAAGGAGAAGTACACAGATAGTTGTGGATAGATGCTAAGAACTCTTATAACTTCTATAGAAAGCAAGCATATGCTGAATCTTTGATGCCTAATCAAGATGAATTAACTAATATTAAGTATACATGGAATACATTAGTTCCAGAAATGGATGAAGAGCGTACTTTCTTTAGTACTACTGGTGATAGACAAGAAATTTATAATTAGAATTAGAATTATAACAGATTATGGAGATAAATAGCCAAGTAAATACATTTATTGGTGGTATGAATATTGACAGTGATATTACTATGTTAGCTGACAACTAGTATAGATGGGCTGAGAATATTCGATTACTCACAGATAATGCTGGTACTACAGGTATTCTATAGAACATAGAAGATGTAAGATAGTACGAAGGTGGTATTGAAGCATCTGAAAATATACTTGGTACAGCAGTAACTAGATGGTACAATTCTACTAAGAAGATAGTAGAAGAATGTGGTATAGTAGTTACTATGGAATTGTATGAAGGTACTTATATTAATAATGTATGGGCTATAACTGATTTCAACAGTATTAAACCTACTTGGACTTTAGTAGTATCTGCTGTTATGAACTTAGTTAATAAAGTAGCTATAGTTACTAATTATGAGTCAGATAAAGTAAGCAAGATATATATATCTGATGGAACTTCTTCTATTAAATGCATTAATATATCTGCTCAATATAAAACAGATAAGACTAATCACATAGAAGATGATACTTACTTTGATCTACTGCCAAGTTCAACTATTGCACCATTTAAGTTTATTGAATTAACATCTGGTAATTTACCAGCTGGTATGATACAATATTGTTATCAATTATTTAGTGTACATGGCGGAGAAACATCTACTTCTTCATTAAGTCCTATGATACCTATATCATCTAGTAATTCAAATTCATCTAAAACATTTAAAGGTGATAGACAAGGTGAGAGTACAGATAAAGGTTGCATGTTACAAGCTACTTTGTTCAATGATGGTAGATTTGAAAAGATAAGAATTATTAGTATTCAATATACTAGCAATACTCAAACTCCTAAGATATATGTAATTAATGAATTGGACTTACCTAAATCTGAGGATAATGTAATAACATTTAATTACAATGATGTTGGTAGTAGTTACGTTAACGAATTAAGTATAGAAGAATTTAATGATCTTGTTCCATTTGAATTTAATGCTAAGAGTATAGCAAAAATGGATAATAGATTGTTTGCTTCTAATGTGTAGGAGTTAACTTGGGATGTAGATTATGATGCTAGAGCATATAGATGTAATAGTAATGGTATTATTAAATTAAACTCTAGTATAAGTAATCAAGATATTACTACGACTTTTCAAGAATTAATTAGCCCAGAAACAGATTTAGTTATACCAGAAGAACATGATTGTATAAACCCAATGAATAGTTCAATGGTATATCCTAATAATCCAACAGATGAATATGCATTTGGATATGATGATAATGGAATTATTAGAGGTGGTAGAGGTTTAAATATTAGTTATAGATTTATTATAACAGATTTGATAGAGTCTGATAATACTCCAGTAGTTGATGATGAAGGTGATAAATTTGTACCATATAGTATGAGCTTATCATCATCTAAAAAATCTTATAATACTATTAAGTTAGTATGTCCTGAAACAAAAGAATTAGTACACACATTTAATAGTGACGGTAAGTCTAGAATAAGGAACTATTGTGATCCTTACTATGTATCTAATTTTCTAAGCCATCAAAGAGATGAAGTATATAGATATGGTATAATATTGTATAATAATAAGAATATACCTTCACCTGTACACTGGATTGGAGATATTAGATTCCCTTCTGCTGATGTTGAAGGTTATGAACCTTTTACTTTTGGTGGAACAGTAGATGGATCTGGTAACTATGAATTAGTATCTCATCCACTTGGTATAATGTTCTATGTGAATAATCTTCCTACGGATGTAGTAGCTTATGAAATAGTAAGATGTGATAGAACATTAGCAGATAGAACAATAGTTACTTAGGGGTTACTAAATAAAACTATTAGATTCAACGGGTGGTATAATAATACTGAAGATTATAGAGCAGAATACTCTTTGGGTAGCATAGATAGAAGACCTACTATTATGCCTACTTTTAAAGAAGGTGTAGCTCCAGAATTTGTACAAGGGTTCTATAATTCAAGTAAGAATCTATTTGTACAACAAGATGCTTAGGATTAGAATCCTTTTGATACATATGGTATATTTGATTTAGTGACAGCTGATATATGTTTTAATAAAGAGAAATCAGATCAGATTGTTACTAGTGGTATGAACATTGTACCATTGTATTGTGCACACTCTGCTACATACTGTAATGACGCTAACAACAAGCATTATAGATTAGGTATACCGTTTACTAAAGTATTAGGAAAAAGCACTAATAATGTACAAAATCCATTTGGTGGACCTGTAGAATATTCTGAACATACTGGTAACAAACCTAGTGCTTCTTAGGGAGTATTTGATGGTTATGAACAAGATGGTGATATGGTAAGTGGTGGTATATGTAAATACTATCAATTCTTTGGTAAGAATTATGCTCACAAAGATAATTCTAATTTGCGTCAATCTTTCCCTATAAAAGATGTAACTAAGCCAACTAACATATCTCCATATCAAGAAGCATTTGATGCTAAACAAATAGTAGATTACATAGATAGATTTGGTTTTATAAATTATAGTATTGGTTCTAGAGAAGCACTTGGTCCTCATGGAGTATGTTTAGCTGTTAGCGCTCCAGATGTATACTCTGGTAATTATACTGGAATTCGTACTACTCCTTTATTAAGGAAATATAGACATAATGCTGTACTGTTTGTTAATATAAAGAAAAACACTACACAGTATGGTGGTAATACTTTTATGAGTAGAAGCTATTCTATATATAACAGTACTAATACTTATGTTAAAACATCTTGGGAAGGATATGATAAAGCAATGTGCTTTGGTGGTGATACATATTTAGGAGTATTAGACTATACTCATACTATGTTATTTACTAGAAATGATCCTGATGATAGAAATGGTTTTAAGCGATATGTTGGAGCTTATATTCCACTAGAATCTAGTATAAACTTATACTATAGAAATGATGAACATTATTCTCAAGACATAGTAGAATCATCTGGAGATGGTCAAACTGGTGAGGCTAACGTTTACTTCCTAACAGATCCAGGATAGATGAATACTTTATATACTTAGAAAACTCCAATGTACGTATATAATGCTGCTTACTCTAATACTAGTACTAGTAAGAATTATATACAAAAATCTATATATGCTGAAGATGATGTTAAAAGCATGAATAGAATTACTTGTTCAGAGTTAAAGACAAATAATGAACAGACAGATAGTTGGACTAAATTTAAATTTGCTAACTATTTAGATACAGATAGTACATATGGACCAGTTACTAATCTTAAAGTATTTAAGAACAAATTGTATTTCTTCTAGGATAGTGCTGTAGGTATAGCATCTGTTAACGATAGGTCTTTGATTACTGATAATAATGCTGGAGCTTTAACATTAGGTACTGGTGGTATTCTTACTAGATACGATTACTTAGTTACCTTAAATGGAGATAGTATTATTAATGATAAGAGTATTACTAATTCTGAAACCACTTTGTATTGGTATGATTTAGATAAAAATGTTATATGCTCACTTAGCAATGACTTTAATGAGTTATCTAAAGTAAAACAAGTATAGACGTATTTAAATAGATTACCAGATAATGCTAGAAAGAATCCAGTATCGTTCTATGATAAGAAATATAATGAAGTATGGTTTAGAATATATGACAGATGTTTAATATTTAATGAACAACTAAATGTGTTTACTTCTTTTTATACTCATAATCCAAACTGGTTCTTCCCATTCTCTACTAGATTAGTTACTATTAAAAACAATAATTGTTATTACTTACATAATATGTATGATGTTAATAGTACTACTAAAGAAGAGAAAATATCTTATGTTAGATTTGTAGTTAATAAAGATATAGCATATACTAAAGTATTCGATAATCAATGGTTCTCTGCTGAATTTGTAGACATTGGAGATGAAACTAAGCCTACGTTAATATCTGATATACACTTTAATACTAAGAATTAGGAAACAGAACCTATTGATTGGAAATAGATAGAATAGAGAGAAGATACATTTAGATTCCCAATAAGTAGAGAGAAACAAAATAATCCAGGTTAGCAACAATAGACTAATATGTCTTATGCTGGAAGGATGAGAGGAAAATACTTAATCTGTAATTACACATTGGATTGTAATGATAACAGAGAATTTAAGCTTCCTTATGTTAAAACAACTTATAGATATTCAATGTTATAATATGAAAACTAAGAAATTAAAAAGAGTTCCTCAATATGCTTTCGGTGCTGATGCTATTTCAAACTGGGGTAATATGAGTGGAGTAGATAAAGCAAATGTAGTTACACAAGGAGTTGGTGCTGTAGGTAGTATGATAGGTAATGCTACTAGTGGAAAGAAACCTACAGCGGCTGGTGTAATAGGTGGAATAGGATCTGGAGCTGCAATGGGTGCTTCTATTGGTGGACCTTGGGGAGCAGTAATAGGCGGAGCTATTGGTGGTATTACTTCAAGTATAGGTTCTGGTGGTTCTGTTAATGAGTAGACTGGTGAGTACGAATTACCATCAGGAATAGCTGGTCTATTTGGTCATAGTAAAAGTTATATACGTAATAAAGCTGGTAGAATTAAAAATGGTATTCAGGCTAGACAAATGTCTGAACAAATAGCAGCTGATTACTATCAAGAAAATGGATATAATGAATTAAGTTTATCTAAAGGTGGTGTAGTACCATCTACTATGGCTTACTTAGATGATGGTGAAATGTTGAGAACACCAGATGGAACTATAGGTTCTATACCAGAAGAAGGTAAACCTACGGATTCCAATTTATTAAATGTACCTGTTGGAACTCAAGTATTGAGTGATAAGATTAAAGTTCCAGGAACAAATAAAACATTTGCAGAAATGGGAAAGAAGTTAATGAAGAAAAACAACAAAAAGGCTAATAATATATATGCTGAAAATAGTTAGATGCTAAATGAGAGAAATAATCAGATAGCTTATCAAGCATTATTAGATTAGCAAGAAGCTTTGAAAAGTAAAAAAATAAAGAAGAATGCGGCTGCTTATGCAGATGGTACTAGAGGTATTAAACCATATGGATATAATAAAAATATGTCTGATTTTAAATACTGGGATTCAGATAAAAATAACTATACACAAGATTACTTAAACTGGGTCAATAGTATCACAGACCAAGATGTAAAAGATATCTATGGTGGTAAATATGGAGATATGTCTACTTACTTAGGTAAGAATAAAGGAGTTATACCTACAGTAGAACAAGCTAGATCTTTAATGACAGACAGAAAGTATGGCGATTGGCATAAGATTGGTCAAGCATATGTAGATAGTAGATCTAATCAAAGTAGTGGACCTAGACACATACCATCTTCTGAAGTAGCAAATAGATTAGGTATTCCTTATAATATCAATGCTCCCATTGGTAATGTAGATACTGCTAATGCTAGAAGTAGTAAATACTTTAACTATACTGGTAATCCTGGACAGCTTCCAGTAGGTAATATATATGGTACAAATAGTAAAAAGCCAAAAACTCCAAGTGATAATAACTGGTTAGATCTAATAGACAATATAGCTGCATTAGCTGGACCTATTGGTAATATATTCTCAGGTAGTCCTGAAAGAGTAGAAACATATACTTATGATCCAGTATATGGTCCTACTGATTATAATATAGATCCTATACTTAGAGAAGCTGCACTAAGTGATAGAATTGCTAGATACAATATGGCTAATATTAATCCTAACACTGGAGCCAATATGGCATTTGGTTTACAGTCAGCAGTTAATAGGAACAAAGCTATCGCTAATGCTTATGCTACTAAAAATAATGCTGAAAATCAAATGGCATTTAACAATGCTCAAATAGCTAATCAATGGGGACAACAGTATGCTAATGCTAGACATTTAGCTTCTGTAGAACAAGCTCAAAATGATGCAGCTACTAGAAATATTCGTAGAAAAGGATTTGGTGATTTATCTACAAGAATATAGTAGATAAGTAGAGATAAACGTTTAACTAAAAGAGATTCTGCTGTACTAGAAGCTATGTTACCTTATTTGGAATATGGTATGACATCAGATCAATTAACTAAATTATATAATAATTTGAAAAGATAATGGCAACGAATAGATTTGATAAACCAATAGAAAGTGAGTATATTAGTTAGTATACACCAATACCCTTTGAATAGTTATATGCTATAGGTAAAGCAAATAACGAAAGAGTAGATAAAGCTTATTAGGATTTAGGTAATCAGTTTACTAAGTGGTCAGAGTTTAGATCACCATCAGCTGTAGATACTAAGAGATGGTATGATTTAACAGTTGGAGCTGGACAAGATGTAGTAAATAAATTAGCAGCTAATCCAGATTTGATTAAAACAGCAGAAGGTAGATCCTTAATACAATCGTTTATTAATACTAGACCTTATAACGAGCTAAGTTAGTTACAATAGAGCAGAGAAGGATTACTTTAGAGATAGAAAGTAAATCAACAACTTATGCTATCTGGTAAGTATAATCCTTTATGGCATGAAGTTGATTTTACTAATTATAATACTTTAGATAGTGGAGTATTTAATGATGTTGCTCCATTAGCTTATAAATCAGAAGTAGATTTAGTAAAACCTTACGTTGATAATCTAAAAGCTGGATATATTAGGTCAGATGGTAGTTATGATTACTCAGGTGTATCTACTGATAGAACTGATGAACAAATAGCTAAGAATATATCTGCAATATATAATACTCCAGAAGCTCAAATGCATATAAACGCTTTAGTAAGATAGGGATTTACTCCTGACCAAGCTAGAGCTTTATTTACAGATAGAATTTATAGAGCTGGTAGAGAGTTTGCGTATGAAGATAGAGAGGCAAATGAATTTGCTAAACTAGAATATAGTAACAGATTAAAAGCAGCTAGAACTAGTCAAAACGTAAGTAACGAAGGTCCTTGGTATTTAACTGATTCTTTAGAATATACAGGATTATAGAAATTTAATAATGCTAGAAACTATTACTTATCTAATAATCCTAACTATGAGAAACTAAAGAGTGATATCAATAGTAATGATCCAGTTGTTAGAGAAATGGCTAGTAAACAACTTAGATCTCTTGCAGATAGTGCTACTCCTTATAATATGTTCAGAGATATTATGAGAAAGTATGGTACAGAAAAGAATGGAAAATTACAAATTACAAATACTGATATAGATTATGCCGTTAATGATATATTCAACAACTTTGGATATACAGTTCGTAACTCTAAATTAAATGATCTATTAAGTAGCACTATATAGGGAATTACAGAAAATGAATAGAGTACTCCTTTAGGTAGACGTAAAATTATATCTGGTGGAGAGAATTTGAATTTAATGTCTAGAGTAGTATCAGAAATAGCTGGATTTGAAGCAGTAGATCCTAATCGTAATAAAGTAATAAATGCTTTGAAAGGTGGTAAGTTTAACAATATGATATTACTTAACAATGATAATATGATAACTATTCCAGTTGTTAAGAATGGTTAGCCAAGTACAGCTAATTTGCAGAGAATTAAAGTAGCTATATCTGAAGATGATATTAAGAATGCTGGTCTTACTGAAGATGATATGAAAAAAGCTGGAGCTACAATACAAACTTCTAAACAATCTATATCAGAAAGTGAAACATCTAACTTATCTGGAAAAACTTCTGGTGAAAGATCTGAATTAGGAGAACAAATAGCTAAGAAGTGGAGTAGTAATACTACTAGAACTGTTAGACCTGGTGTTAAATATTATGTATTAAATTTAAGTAATAGTGTACCAACATCTGGAGATGATTTAAATGCTGAATATTTAAATCAACAAGCACTTAAACTGAATGTGACAGGATCAGTAGCATCTGGATTATATCCAGATGTACAAAATGAATCTTTTGGATTTCAATAAATAATATAATATGGCAAAGAAACAAACATTTACTGTGGGTAGTAAAGATAATATGAGAAGTAGGCTTCAAGAGTTAAAGGATTATACATTTAATCCTTTAACTGGAGTTAATCCTTCTGAAGAACAATATGAATTTGATATGGCTCAAACTAAGCCATTAAACATTTCTTCTTTAGAAGAAACTCCTAAGTAGGAAAAAATTGTAACTACTGAAGATGCTAGTACCACTAAAAGTGGAAAAGGACCCAACTATATAGCAGATCCGGTATTCTCATTTATCAATGGTATTCAATAGGATATGGTAGATAGACCTACTGGTGATATGCTATTGAATAATAAAGAAAAAGATGAATTAGAGTTTCAGAAAGTATTTCTAGAAACTGAAAAAGAAATGAAGTTGTTAGATCAACAACTTAATAGAGCTTACTTAGATAAAGATACAGATAAGGTTCATGAATTATATCCTTAGTATAAAGCTACTTTTGATGCATACTCTAGTATGCTAGATGAATATAAAAAAGTAGCTAGTAAATACTATAATCAGTATGGATATCAGCCTACTGTAGAAGAAAGATTACAAGCTCTTAATGAAGGTATTTCTGAAAGAGAACAGAAGTCTAAAGAATTAGGTGAAGATATTCAAAGAGGTAGAGATATATTACATTTTACCAATAGTATATACTCTATAAGCGATGAGTGGAAACAATTAGAACAAGAAAATTGGGCATATCAAGTACCTAGAGCATTAGGTACTTCTTTCTCATCTATATAGGCTACTGCTGTTAACTTTGCAGCTGTTGCTGCCGCTAATTATCTAGCAGCACAAGTTGCAGCATCTCCTACTGGTCCTTATTCTCCATTAATTGCTGGCGGTGCGGCATTAATAGGAGCTGGAGCTACAGTAGGTACTAATATATGGTCTAGAGATAGAGAGTCTTTATCTGAAGTAGCTAATAATTATAAACAGAATGTTTATGAATATGCTAATAAAAACAATATAGATATCAATAGCTTAGCAGATATAGGTAGAGAGAATCTAAGTCGTATTACTGGTGTAGAATACTCTAATGATAAGAATTCTTCAAATTATAGAAGCAATGATGAAGTATTTGAAGATATGTTAGCTTATGATATACCTACTGGTAATAGTGAATTAGATGCACTAAGATACAATACTAAAAACAATCTAAAAGATATCTACAATAGAAACATGGCTCTAGCAGCTAGCGATGTAGCTCAAGCTGCCACTATAATTCCTGGAGCAGGTAAGGTGTTTACTAAAGTACTTGGTAAACTTAATTTGCCAGAGAGAGCTATTGATGGTACAGTTAAGGTATTAGATAAAGCAATTGACTATACTACTAAGAAAGTAGCTCCTAAAATGTCTAAGGTAGCTAAACATAGATTATCTAAATATGTACTAGAACCTACAGTTAGAATAAGTGCTAATGCTGCATTAGAAGGTATTGAAGAAGTAACACAATACATGATTGGTAATCGTATAAATGAATAGAATACATCTGATACTAATCTGTATAATCCTCTTGATGTAGCTACCATGTTTATGGAAAACAATGCTATGGCATTAAAAGGTTTAGCTGCTGTAGCTGGTATTAGTGGTGATCCAGCTTTAGATGGAAATAAAGAATTAGTGGATAATTTTAAAGTAGGTGCAGCTATAGGTTTACTCATGGGTGGTGGAACTACAGCCGTAAGTACTGCTAATAATCTAAGATCTTATAATGCTGGTACGGAGTTATCTAGAAACTTAATGGCAGAACATATATCTGCAAAAGAAGATATATATAAGTATATTCAATATGCTAACAAAGTAGATAAAAGGATGCTTAATAAAGAAGCATTCTTAGATGCTATAGATCAACAAATAGAATCTGCTAACATTCCAGATGGTTGGACTAAAGAAGATTTTGAAAATGAAAAAAGAAACATATCTTCTATATACGATATTGTAAAAAATAATAGTAAAGTAAGAGAATTTAAAGGAGAAGATAGACATATTGCTGCTGCTATATATAAGCATAAAACTGATATGTATAATAAAGCTATATCTGATTATGAAACTCAAGTAAAAGATATAGCTCAAAGCTATAACTCTATTAATTCTGAAATAGATAATGTATTAGGTAGTTTATCTGATGACAATACAGATAGTGAAAATACCATACTGTTGAAAGCTTACTTATTAGATAAAGCAAGATTAGAAGGAATTAAAAATTACATTAAAGTATTAGAAGAATCTTAGATAGTAGATAAAAGTAAACTAGATGAGTTCTATATAGCTGAAAAAGGTATAGAAAGACGTTTGTCAGATTTATCAGATGTTAAAGACAAATTCTCTGTAAACCCTGATGATATTATTTTAAGTTCAAGAGATGATATTGAATCAAATGCAGTTAAAAGTCTTTTAGCAGAAATCGCATTAACAGATGCTAAGCAATCGTATAAGAAATTTATAAATAGTGACAAAGCCTTAAATAAGGCTGTCGATATATATAAGAATAGTATTACTGAGGATACTATAAATCAAGATGAACAGATTCAGGAAGAAGAAACTCCACAACAAGAACCTGCTAATATTGATGAAGAAGATACTTCAGATACTATAACGTTACAAGATAGTATTGATAAAGCGCAACAATAGGCAGATAAAATTCAAGAACTAATTAATTAGCAATCATCTATACTTGAACAGATATAGCAACAACTAACAGGAGAAACTGAAGAAGAGGAAAAAGCTGTTTCTCAGCCTACTCAAGTTTCTTCTGAACAACCTGTACAAGAAGAAGAAAAAAAAGTTGTATCTCCTAAATCATTTTGGGAATTAGGTACAACCGTAGATACAAGTGAAGACTATGAAGGATTAGTAGCAGAAGAATTAACTGAAGAAGATTTAATTAATCCTGAAGAAACTATATCAGAAGATAATGCCAATAATGTGGCAGATAATCCAGAAGCTACAGTAGATCAAAACGCATCTGATTATGAAGGTACACAGAGTGTTGAGGATATACCTTCCGTTTAGGAACAACCTTCGATGCAGACAGAAGAAATCGTTCCACAAACTCATACTGTTACTAGTAATACAGAACAACCTTCTGCTCCTGTTACTGAACAAGATATAGAAGATAGCAAAGTATACGATACTGATGATGTTTAGGTTAACGATGAAGAACCTACAGAATTAGTATATGGAACTCTATACTATCAGCCAGATAATGATCAACCTATATTCAAAGGTTATGAATCTGGAAGATCATTAAATGAATATCTATCTACTCCAGGTATGTTAGCTGAAAGTAAAGTTACCGCTAAGATTGGTCCTAAAGATTCTAAGTTTGGATCATATGATCCAGCAAATAAAGCTACCTGGGATGAAGCTCCTATATATATAGAAATAGAAGCTAAAGATGGTAGAAAGTTCATGGCTACTTTGAAGACTATTGAAGGAGCTAAAGGTATATACAGAACTCACGGTAGAGAATTATCTAAATCAGAAGAAGATAGAATCCGTGAGTTACGTAATCAAATCATTGAAGCTAAAATTAATGATCCAAACTGTGAAATAACATTTAAGAATATTACTATTACTAATGGTAACTTTAATGTTAATAGAACAGAAGAAGGAGAAGTAATAAACAGAAACCTGTTGGATATAGAATCTTTAGGAGTTAGAGATTTACACAATATATTAGATTCAGAAACTAAGTTTGGTATAGGTAAAGGCGTAGCAGACCATTTTATAATTATGGATAGAAATGGTCTTCCTATGGAAGGTAAAGGTGGATCTGGTAAAATATTTGTATATCCACCTGCACAAAATACTCCAGCTGGTGTTACTAGAAATATTAAACTTAACGAAGCTAGATTCAGTAATGAAGATAATAGTCCTTCAGAATTAGCTAGATACTTAGCTAATGTAATACTATATAGATAGACTGGTAATGAAGCTGTGTATCCAGAAGATGTAATTCAACTAGTGGTTAACTATGGTAATTCTACTATATTAGATCCTTCTGATCCTAGATATGCATTTTTAGCAGATAAATAGTTCTTTGTAAATTATAAGGAAGGTTGGGCTTAGTTAGGTAGAGAACAAGTTCTTCTATCTAAATTGAGAACAGATGCTGGATTTGAAGACCTAGTAGAATTTATTACAGATAATTTACATTGGAATACAGAAAAAAATCTATTGTGGGAACCATTGCCTAAATCATTTAGAGAAGCTATGATAGATGATAATGTAGATCATTTAGAATTAGTTCCTGGACTAGAATTTGATTTAGAAGACGTTGGATTAAAGAGAATAAATGGTAAATTAATAACTGACGAAGATAATCCAAAAGGATTAACTACTTTAGCTTACTTAATTAAACATGGTAAGCTATTAAGTGATTTGTAGGATAGATTATTTACTAGACCATATGTATACATTAATTCTCCAGTAATATCTTCTAAACCTACTGAACAACAAAAGAAATTAGAAGCAGAATCTCAATCTCCTACTAAAAAGAAGTTCAGTTTATATGAAGTTCCTACTTTTGATGCTGGTGAAGAATTAAGTAGCAAAACGGAAGATAAATCATATGATGAATTTACAGATGCAGATTCTGATGCTGTGTCAAGTTTCTTAGGATTAGATGGAGCTCCTAAAATACTAAATAGTAATTAGTTAAAGCAAAGTAAATTTATCAATACTAAAAAAGCTAAAAAGTGGTTACAAAAGAAGTTAGGTCTTACTGATGAACAAGTAGAAGTAACTGATGGAGTTATTAGAGAATTTGCTAATGGTTCTGCTGTATATGGTATAGCTAGAGCAGATGGAATTGCTATATCTAATAAAGCTATTGAAGGAGTATAGTATCATGAAGCCTGGCATAGAGTATCTCTACTTATGTTAGACAAAGATACTAGAAATAAATTATATGATGAATTCAGAAAACAAAATGATTAGTATAGCAATTTAGACAATAAGCAACTAGAAGAAGTAATAGCAGATAGATTTATGGATTATATGCTTAATGATAAAGAATCTACTTTAAGATACTATATCAATAAGATATTCCGTAATATTAAAAAATTCTTGCATATTAATTCTAATATTGATCCTACCAATCTTAATAAAATATTTGATGCTATTAAGTATGGAGATTTTTCTAATTATTAGCTCAATGAAGAATCTCTTAAAGATTTCTTAGATTCTTATACTGATGGAGCTTATTATAAAGTTGGTCCTAATAAAGATATAACTTTGAAACACTTCCCAACTTTACAAGACTTTCATTCAGCATTAGATAGCTTAAAGGCTTGTTTGTTTATAGCTAATGGTGCTAAATATATATCAGATGTATAGAATTTAAGCAATATTAAGCTTAAAAATCTTTTACTATCATTTATTAAATCAAATAGAACTACTACTGAATAGAAGGAAGCATTACAAGAAATAGTAGATAATTTTGATGTATTTATGTATCATCTACAACCAATGCTGGAATAGATGGGGATTAGATCTATAAATCAAAATATGGATGAAGAATTCCTAGATAGAGAAAGTAATGGTATACAGAACTACGATAAGGCTGGATATGAATTTGATAAAAAGAACAACGCATTAGCTAGTGCAAAAATGTTCTTTGCTACTTTATCAGATACATATTTTAGTTATAAGGATATAGATGGAGTAAAAGCTAGAACTCTTAGTACTAGAATTAATACTATTACTGGCTTACCTATGATAGTTAATTATGACACTGCTTATGCTCTAATTCTTAAAAACTTAAGTACAGTAGAATCATTTAGTACTGAGCCTGGACAAGATCCAGAAACTTCATTATTAGGCAGATGCGCTAGATTGGCTAAAGGTAACGCTTTTTTTGCTTTCTTATATAAAAGATTAAATGGAGATATTGATATAAATCTTCAGACACAAATATTACAAACTGTTAAAAGTTTTGATTAGAATTTTGTAGAAGTACATTATCAACAAACTGAACAAGGTACATCATTTGTAGTAGACGATGGAATAAACAAAAGAGCTACTAAAATGTATCCTTCTACTTGGTCAGATTTGTTCTTTAATTCTTCTTTGGTAGAAAGAACTGAAACTGAAACAAAACCTAATAAATCTGAAATAAGCGCAGTTATAAGTAGATTTAATGAGTTATATAAGTAGGTAGAAGATAATAGAAATACTATTACTAATACTGATGTAGATACTTATATCAATGAATTAGTCAATATATTGAATTCTGTTGGTATTACTGTAGATCACGATACTATAGAAGGATTATTACCTAATGACAGACCTTATGGTATATCTAAATTAATATTAGGCAATGAAGCTGGAGCATTAAAATATCTATTTAACGGTACGCTTCAAAATCTTATAGATAATAAGACAAAGTATACTAATAAAAAGGGTATAGCTACAGTAAGACAGCTAGACTAGATATATATGAACTTGGGTAAGAGCAGCTTCATTAATACATTAGCACAAGCACAAGCTGTAACTCATCCTAGTGATACTGAAATATCAGTATTAGGTCCTAACAATAACATTATTTTTACTAAGACTTTAAACTGTTTTGTGTCAGATCAAGTCAGATGGCTTAATAGTCACGATAGTGCTACATTAAATGATTTGAACGCTGATACTTATTGTAGAAGTTCTTTGATTTTATCTGCTGTTAATAATAATAGTCCTATTAGATTAAATACTTTTGTTAATTTCTATGGAGAGAATAGAGGAGATAAAGGTAGAGATTATCTAAGTATTTCACCAGTTGAAGACTACTTAGCTAAAATGACATTTACTTATAATAATCATATTATATTCCCAACTATGGCTGATAAAAAGACATGGTTTACTATTAGTGGAGTAGGGTTATTCAATAAAGAAATGTCAATTACGCAAGTTGGCAATAGTTTGAAGTTATAGTTTAATAGAGAAGTATTAAAACACTTATATCGCAGTTGGGAAGATGAATACAATACTATAGTAGAATATTACAATTCACTTCCAGATGTTAAGAAACCTATTAAGAACTATCATACATCTGGTAAAGGTGGTTTGTTTAGACACTTTGCTGGATACTATACAAAAATAGATGGTCAACTTAAGTGGATAGATTTAAATGAAAGAATTAAAAACTCTGTAAAAGAAGGTAATATCATACAAACATTAGAAGAGATTAAATAGGAACTATTTACTACTCCAAAGGATACTTTCTAGAAGATTAATGATAATCTACATATGCAACTTAAGCAAGAAATAGACACTTGTGAAAAATTAGGCATAATAGAAAGAGATAAAAAGAATCCTAAAGTTATCAAGAATAAACTTTTAGACAATGTTGTATTAAATAAATTTAAAGAAATATACTTAGCACATCCTAATAATAATGTATCTAATCAAGCAGAAAGATATGCTATTTTAACTATGATTGGTAATCATATGATAAACTATAACATATCTGTATTAGAAACAGAAAAGATATTTACTGGTGATGTTGCTTTCTTTAAAAATGATGATGATAAGATCAAACGTTTAGGAGCTGTATTATCTACTGGAGATAATCTAAGAACTCAATGGTATACTAGTGTAGATAAGAACATTAAAGAGTATAGAAGACTACAGAATAGATAGACTTATACAAATACTACTATTAACGATAATGAAATACCTAGTAGACAGCATAAAGAACTAGAAGATTTATTTACTTTCTCTAATACTAGAAAATTACTTATCGAAAAAGAAGGTTTAACAGAATCTCAAGTAGATGAGTTAATGAAAGATTCTAAATCAGCAGAAGAAAAGTACCCTATAATATTCTAGTTAGCTAAAGATTTAGCTGTAGAAGATGCATCAGCATATGGTATGAATAAAAAAGGTACAAAAGGTAATATTAACCAAGCTGACGCTGCTGTGTATATTAGACCTTAGATGTATAGAGATATTGTTAAAATGCTTGGAGAATGGAGTGATGAAATTGAAGAAGCTTTTAACATAATGGAAAGTGATGCAGACTGGTTGAATGATACAGAGTTGTATGCTAAATCCTTGAAGACGTTAATTAAACCATTAAAGACTACTTACTTTGGTTATACCTATGATGCTAATCTAAAACATTGTATACCTGTGTTTAATAAGATGGCTATGTTCCCTATGTTTAAAGTATTAGCTACTGGAGACAATAGAGAAATATATGATAGAATGAATGCTATTGGTAAGTATCAAGGACTTACTCCTATTGATCAAGTTGCATTTGAATCTGCTGTTAAAGTTGGTATACAAGGTGCTACTGATATATACAAGGATTATAAGAACGATGAGATAAATGATCTAAGTAATATGCATATTACTACTTAGAAATTCAGAAATCTTAGAAGACAGCTTATAACAGATCCTCATACACATGACAGAACATTATTTGGTACTTAGGTATCTACAGTTGCTGTATCTAACCTAGTAATGAACAGAGTATATCAAGAAGGAACCGATAATGAAATAACTGGTCAGCAGATTAAAGAACAATTATTTGGTACTATTAATGCTATATCTAACAAAGGCTTTAAAGAAGTAAAAGATATGTTCTTATCTGATAATGCACTTGATTATGCTAAAGCTTCTAAATAGTTAATTAAAGAAGCTAGAGCATCTAATATGGGTAAAGATATAGAGGAAGCTCTTGAAGTAAATCAAGATGGTACAGACTTTAAAGTACCTTTATCAGCATTACCAGATAGTAAATGGGTAGAAACTAAATTAACATCTACTACTAATAAAAAAGCTATTGATTTGGAATTACCTGGTGGAGCATTTATTTAGATGTCTTCATTTGGATTTAAATCTATAAAGGCTGTAGGCAGTAGAGCTATCAATGACGGTAAACCTCTACTTAATATAAACAAAGATGGCAGTATGGATTCTATCATTTCTATTAATTTATTCTCTCATATAATTCCAGATTATAAAAATAAAAGTTTTGTAGAAGCTAGAGATTGGTTGATAAAGCATAAGATTATTGGTCAAGAAGCAGGTCCTATGGCTATGGGTTATCGTATTCCTACACAAGGTCTATCTTCTATTGCTGGACTTAGAATTGTTGATGTACTTCCTTCTGTAGTAGGTGATACTATTATATTACCAGATGAATTTACTACCCAAACTGGTTCTGACTTCGATATTGATAAGTTGTATATAGCAAGATATAACTTTGATGAAGAAGGAAATAAAATAGAATTTAAGAAACAGAAGAGTAATGAAACATTTGAAGCATATTTAAAAAGAAGATACACAGAAGAACAAGGTGGAGAATTAGAAAAAACAGTTAGAGGCTATTCCGCTACTTTTACTTTGTATAACAGATGGCTAGAAAGTATAAATAGTCCTACAAATGTATATGAAGCTAATAGTAGAGAAGCTAATGAAAACTTGTTACTTGATACGTATTTAGCAGTTCTTACTGATAAGAAAAATGTAGATGAAACCAGATTACCTCTTGATAAAGTAACTGGAATAATTAAAGAAGAAATTCTTCCTATTGTAGATGGTCAAGGTAAATTAGGTGATAGAATACCATTTAGAGAGTTATCTCCTACTTATCAAATGAATAAAAAGTATGAATATTCTGGAGGTAAGACTGGTATTGGTCCGTTTGCTCTTAATAATAAAAATCATGTATTAACTCAGTTAGCTAATCTTAAGTTCTCAGACATATCTTTATTACAAAGATTAGGTTTTGTTGGACTTGATGGTATTAAGAGTAGAAACGAAATAGTATATCAAAGAGATGAAAAAGGTAATATACTATTAGATGAACAAGGTAATCCTATAAAGATCCAAGAAGAAGGATTGCGTATATTAGACTGGATATCTGCTATGATTAATGCTCATGTGGACGTTGCTAAAGATCCGTATGTTATTAGACTTAATGTAAGACAATATACATACAATATATGTAATTTCTTACTTAGAGTAGGTTATGGTAAAGATACATTCTATTTCTTGCCATAGCAAATACTTAAAGATATGGCTAGTGCATATGATAGAGCATCTGGTATATATGGAGTAGATGATAGCAAAAGTAAGACGGCTATAGTAAAAGATGAAATTACTACTATACGCAAATCATACTATGACAAATATAAGAAAGCTGCTACAGAATTAGGTATAAAGAAGTTAGATCTTGAAATGAGTAAAACTGGAGATATCGTAATGCAAAAATTAGATAGTGAAGGTAGATCTACTGGTTTATATTCAATTGAAGATTTTGCTACTGATATTACAGATAGAGATTTCTTAATACAGCAATTACAACTAAGTCAGAAAGATAATCTTACTAGTGAAGAAACTTATAATTATTATAAGAATCAAATATTGATATCTGAATTGTTCATCCAACTTAATGATTTAGCTCAAGATATGTCTAAATTAGTTCAATTGTCTTAGATTGATACTAAAAGATTTGGTGGTAACTTTATTGAACAAGATAGATTCTTATATAGACTAAAAAGCTTAATTGCTAATTCTACTTTGTTTAACAAAGATGATATACTAAACTATTTGAATAGTACATTCTTAATGACCAAGATTAACAATGGTATTGTTGGTCCTTCTGATATGTTTAGTAATATAATGATTAGAGGAAAGAGAGATTTTAAATCTGCTATAAGTCAAGTACTCACTATGATAAATAGAATAGATACTAATGATGAATCTTTAAATAAAACAATTTCTAATGAACTAGAAGGATCGTTAAGATACTCTTTCTTAAATCAAGAAGGCGTGGATTTGTATGATATGTTTTATGGTACAGATACTATGGCTAAGAGATTATCAAAAATCAAAGCAGATATACTAGCAGGTAAGTATCCAGAAATGCTTACATAGGATGGTAAAATAGGTAATCAGTTACTTAACTATCTTGGTACTTTAACCAAGATGAGTACTGATAAATATAATGCTCCAGATATTATTATAAAGAATAGAATATCAGATGATGATAAGTATTTGAAGCAGAATCTTAATCAATATTGGGAAGAATTATTAGAATCAGATTATCCTGAAATAAAACAATTTGCTCAAGATTTAATAAGATATCAATTAGCTACTACTGCTGGTAACTTTACTAAAAATGGTATATTTAACTTATTACCAATAAGTGCTATACAAAGTACTGGTTATGCAGATTATATGAGAAGCGTCACAGAAAGATTTAATGTTACTGATTTAGATTTTGATAACTTCTTCTTAAATAACTGGACAAATAATAAAATTGTTAAACCTGTTCAATTATATAAAAAGGTATTTAGTTCTGAAACAGATAAAGTAGAAGATCAATTACAATTCCCTGTGTTGTTCAGTGAAAATAAGAATCATAGTGGAAGTAAGTATCCAGTAATGATGATACCTAATTATAGACCAGTTGGTAGAAATGAGTCTAAACAGAATGTGTATACTCCATATGTAAAAGTAAAATTAGCATACGATAACAATCCAGCTAACACTATTTTATACAAATATATTGGAAATGTATTTGACGATAAAGATCAAGAACGACCTGTATATGTAATGACTAATAAGAAAGGTTTAAATCAAGAAGGTAGAGTTGTAAAAGAATATGATAATTATTCTAATTCTATGTTTGAGTTTAATAATATTAATGAAGCATTAGATGCTAAATCAGCATTTAGTATTAATGATATCAAAAATATTATTAACTTAGGCAACAAAATGAATAGATCTAAGTGGATTAATGTTGCTAATAACATAGAACTAGTACGTGACTATAAACCTGTTACAGTAGCATTGAACACCAGTATAGAAGAATTACAGAGTGCTCCAACTAGGAATCACGCATCTACTGCTCCTACTTCTATTGCCTTAGAAACTGTTGAATATAAACCTTCTACTGTTAATATTATTGGAGATCATATTACATTTAGAAACGGTAAGGTTGTAAATACTCCGTTTAAATTAAATCAACAACAAGAACATGCGTTATTAGTATTAGAAGATTTTATTAACAATCCTAATAAGTATGATAATAGCGTGACATTATCTGGATACGCTGGTACTGGTAAAACTAGTATTATTAGTATATTCAATAAATATTTAAACAGTATAGGAATAGAGCCACTATTCAGTGCACCTACTCATAGAGCTAATGCAGTTGCTAAAATGAATAATCCAGAATCTTAGGTTATTACTTTACATTCTGCATTTGGCTTATCTCCTATCGTTGATTTAGATAGTGGTAATTATGATCTTAAGAAATTAAAAACAGAACAAATACGTAAACCTAAAATTAAACCTGGTCAATTACTTATAATTGATGAAGCTTCAATGGTTAGTAAAGGTTTATATAACTTCGTTGAAGATTTCAAAAAAGAAAACAATGTTCGAGTAATATACATAGGAGATCCAGCTCAATTATCACCAGTATCAGATAATGCAATATCTCCTGTATTCTAGAATAAAGCTACTAATGTAGAACTTACTAAAGTAGAAAGAACTGGTGATAATCCTATTCTAGAAGAAGCTACTAATCTAAGAAATGGTAAATCGTTATCCTTTACTACTAAACTAGTAAATGGATTTGGAGTTGAGTATATGCACGATGGTGAACAACCAAACTAGATTATCAAAGATATAGTTAGTTCTAATGAATATAAAACTAATCCTTTTAACTTTAGAATACTTAGTGCTACTAATGCTATGATACCTACAGTAAACGACATGATCAGAAAGCAATTATATGGAGATAATCCTAATCAAATTGAAGTAGGTGATTTACTTATGGGATATGATAATGTTACTATGAATGATGGAGAAGCACAAGCTGAAATAATACGCAATAGTATAGACTATAAAGTAGCCAGTGTTAGCAATAAGATAAGTAAATAGATTATATCCGTTGTTAACGGTAGTGTAATAGCAGAAGTAGAAGGATACGAAGTTACATTAGTTAATGCTATGGATAATGAAACAGTATCAGATAAGGTATTTGTATTAGATAATAATACTAGTATTTAGAATTTAAAAGCTATAGCTAATGAAATAGAAAGCATCAATAAGATGATATCTAAAGCATTTGTGTCTAGAGATTTTGATACTGTACGTATTGCTCAAAAAGCTTTATCTGATATTAAGTTGAATACTATAACTATGAAAGATTATCAGGAAAATGGTAGACTTAAGATTAGGAAATCCATAGACTATGGATATGCTCATACTATTCATAAGTCATAGGGTGGTACATATGACAAAGTTATGATATATTATGATACTATTACTGGTGCTAAATTTGACACTGATACTCAACAATAGCTTAAGTATGTAGCTGTATCTAGAGCTAGAGAAAATGTATACGTTGTAACAGATAATAAGTTGAACGATCCCGTAATTGCAGATAATACAGAAACACAGTCTACTAATTATGTAAATCATTCAGGTGGTGCTTAGGGTTCAGATAGTGTATGGGGAGAAATAGGTGAAAAATATGGAGTAATATCAAAGCATTACTATACTGGAGAAACTTCTCAATACAATGCTCCAGGTGGTAACACCGAAATTAGTAGTGAAGATTATGAAGAAGGTAGATATAAAGTAGCACAAGCAGCCAAAGCTAATTACGGTTACCAATATTCTACTATGAAAGATCCTAGATTAATTAGGAATTGGTCTTAGGTTAAATACTCAGATGCTATATTCGCTATAGGTAATATAGTTAATAAAGGTAACAAATTATTCCCTAATAAAAAGAATGATACTAGAATAGCATCTCACGTAGCTGTTACAGGTGGTACTGGTTATGCTGTAGAAATGGCTATATAGGCTGGAAAACCTGTATACGTATTTGATCAGAAAAGATTATAGTGGTATAAAAATATAGATGGAAATTGGTCTAAATCAGATACTCCTACACTTACTAACAATTTTGCTGGTATCGGAACTAGAGAAATAAACGAATATGGTAGATAGGCTATTGAAGATGTATATAGAGTAACTTTTCCTAAAGAAATGACGACAAAAGAATTTGTAAAATCTTTAGAATCTGATAAAATTCTTAACAAACTAATAGAGTTAGGTAAACAAAGAAAGAATGAATGTAATGGATAATAATTATGCAGTGTTTAAATTTAAAAAATAAAGAAGTTAAAGCAGCAGTAGATGAATTAACTACTGTGCTGGGCAGCGAAGATGCTGCATATTATATAGTATCTGAAAATAATGGTTATGCAATTGACTAGGCTCCTGATGGAGCTTAGTCTACTGTATTTCTATAGTATCTAAAATAGTTTAATGGTAATAGAGAGTTAGCTATTAAAGCTATGATTTAGCATTATGTACCTTAGGAAATAGAATAGCGTACTGATATGAAAGCTGCTATGTTCCCTCAACAGTTTACTGAAACAAATGCTGATGATACTATGTCTAATATGATTAATAGTAAGTTGTATTATCAAGATCAATTTTCAAAAGATTTAGTATAGTAGTTTTCATCTGATTTTCTAAATAATATAAAAGTAAAGTTAGTAAGTGAATTAGATGGGGCTATGGCTTATAATGCTAATACAAATACAATAGAAGTATTAGATAAAACTTTTAATAGAGAATCTCCAGAAGATATTACTAAGCATTTCAACCATGAGCTGATTCATGCTTATACTGTATCTGAATATGATAATAATAGTACCTTTAGGTATAATGTAGATAGTATTTACAATAAGCTTATTAATAAATTCCCTTAGAAAGAGTATCCTCGTAAAGGACTTTATTATGGATTAAAATCACCTAAAGAGTTCATATCTGAAATAATGTCTAATACTGCTTTTAGAGACTTAGTAGGTAAGTATGACATGCCCATATGGCGTAAATTCTTATCTAATATAGTTAAAGCATTAGGATTGAATAAATTAGTTAATAAAATAGAAGGATATACTTCTGTAAAACTTATCAATGAAATATCAGATATTATTGAAGATAGAAATAGTAATCCAGATATAAATAGACTTGGAGATGGTATATTCTATATGGAAGATAGTGATCCAGAACTGAATAAGTTATCTAAAGATAGCAAAAAGATACTAGATAAGATTATGAGTGGTTTAAATGGTCGCTATAGATCTTTAAGAACTCAAAACTATCCACCATTACAATTAGCTAAACTACAGCAGCAGATTGATATGTATCACGATATGCTTTAGAAAGGTGAAGATGTACAAGTATTAATTGACTTTATTAAAGAATCTTCAGTAGCATTTAAACCAGTAGTAAAGCGTATTAGAAATGCATATATGAATCCTGATTTAATCAGTAATGAACGTCTATTATAGTTCTAGAATGATTTTTTAGATTTCTATGGTCCTATGATTAATGAAATTAATAAGAGATTAAATCTACAAGGATACTTTAACGATCTAGATAAAGATACACATAATTAGTTAAATACTAGATTGAACCTAATTTATAGAGCTTACCTAGAAATATCTGGTAAGTATGATAGTATTTTAAAAAGTAAAGTAGAAACTTTAATTAAGTAGTATTCAGAAGCGTATAAAGTACCTAGTGAAGATGTAGAATCTTATATTAATGATAGACTTAATAATTCTAATTCTGATATTAATTATCTGCGTGTAATATTGTAGAGTACTAAGTCTGTAGATGATTTAGCTATCAGATTGGCTCATAGACTTATGGCAGATATCAATAATGAAGTTGGTAGATTTGCTAATGATAAAGCTCAAACGTTGATAAGATAGTTTAGTAAAATTGATAGAAAGGATTGCTTACTTTACTTTGAAAAAGATAATAACGGTAATACCACCGGATACTTAGTTAGAGATAGAAATTATGGACAATTTAGATAGGATATGAAGAAATTCTTATCAAATCTGGATTCAAAGTATGGAGTCGTAGATAATAACTATGCAGCTTTAGAGTTAGAAGACTATTATAACTATCTCAAAGAAAAAGAAGAGTGGTTAGAGTAGCATTGTGAACGTAAATTTAAACCAGAGTATTATAGAGCGTATAACGAATTGCATCCAAATACTAGATTGCGTCTAAAGTAGATTAACACTGAAATAAACACTTTGATCGAAGACGTTACTGACGAAACTGGACCACATTTAGAACGTCTTACAAATAAACAATGGTTATAGTTAGATAGTCTTTACTCAGTAAAAAGAAACTTAGCTAATGATTATTATCAAAATGGAGAACTTAAGACTGGAGAAGATAAGGAAATATCAGAAGACTTGCAGAAGTTTTATGAAACTATTGGTCAAGGCAAGATTAAATCAACTAAGTATTCTCAAGAAGAAATATAGAATATAATAGATCAAAAGAAACAAGAATTATCTGAAGATTTATTTAACAAGTGGATGTAGCGTAATATTAGTTATCAATATACTGAAGAATTTACTAATCTACTTTAGAGTCTAGAAAGAGCTAATATGGGAGAAGATTAGCAAAAGTATGATGATTTAACAGAAGAAAGAAGAAAATTATTAAGTCTAGGTAGAAATAATAATCAGCCTCTAACAGATGCTTATAAACTATAGGAAGAAGTGAAAGCTAGATTGTTAGAGATAGATATAGAGTTAAATGCGTTATATAGTAAACATAAAGGAAGCAGTTCTGAGTTTTCTAAGATAGCTAAAATAGTAGAAACACCTGAATATTATGCAGATAAAAAGAAGTATAAAAGTTTAGGTACAAAAGAGTATGACGAATGGGTTGAAAAGTCTCATACCTGGATAAATGGTAAACCTAGCCCTGTATCTTACTATAAGATGTTAGTTCCAAAAGATACTCAGTATATAGAAATGAGATTAAGTAGAATGAATTAGGAATTAGACAAAAATTCAGAATTGGTTAACTAGAATTATAACTTTGAGGATCCAGAATATTATCAGCCTAAAAAATCTTTATACGATAACACAAAAGCTTTCAAAGAAGCTACAAACACTAAATAGAAAAAAGAAATATACGATCTGATAGTAAGTACTATGGATGAGGCTAATAATAAAATTAGCTATTTAAAGAAGCGTGAAAGCTATAAATTACCACAGATTACTGGTGATATAGTTGATTTTACTACTAGAGGTAATAAATTTGCTAAAGGTATAAAATCTTTTGCTTTAGATAATATTATAGCTAAGTAGGATGATGCTGAATATAGTCTAGATAACTTTACTTAGAAACCAGATGGATCTCAATTATAGTTTGTCCCTACACATTATGTAAAAGCATTAGATGATCCTGAACATATTTCTAGAAATTTAGTAGGTGTGTTAGTTGAATATTCTAGGATGGCTGAGAACTATCGTCTAAAGAATGAGAAACAAGCTGATTTTGAACTAATAAAGAATGAAATAGCTAAGAGAGATTTTACTAAGTTTAATTTTACTACTAGATCTAAACAAGATATTACTGGAGATAAGAGTAATTTATATAAAAGATACTAGGATTTTCTAGATATGAATTTATATGGTTAGTATAAAAGACCCGTTGTAGTAAATGTGCTAGGTTATAATATATCTGTTACTAAAATATTAGATAATATTAGAGCTTATGCTACTGCTTCTAATTTAGGTAATAACTTTCCTGCTATTACTAAAGCATTATTTTAGGGTATTCATAAATCAGTAGTGGAAGCTTTAGCTGGTAGGTATTTTAGTAGTAAAGAATATTTTAAGTCTTTAGCTACTAACACTTTTAATATACCTAATATGTTATATCATTTAGGAGATGCTAAACACAATAACCTTAGTCTAGCTATACTAGAACATAATGAAATTGCAAGAGATGTAAGTTCTAAAGTAGAATACTTATAGTACAATCGTGCTTTTAGAGTAATTAGAAAATACTTAATATGGGGTGGATGGAGCGCTGTAGATTATATAGTTAAAGCTCCTGTAGTAAATGCTGTATATGCTGACTATAAATATATTCCTCAAATGAATAGTATATCATCTAGAAGACAGTATATACGTTAGTATTACCCTAATGATTATAAGAAAGGCAGTAAAGAATTTGATAGAATCAACACATTTACTTTGTTAGATGTTTATGAAGTAAAAGATGGTAAACTGTCTATAAAAAGTAAGTACAATAAATACTCTGATTTAATTAATGATTAGAATTTGTAGAATTCTGTTAAAAATATAGCTAAATTCTTAACTAATCGTATCGACGGCGTGTTATCTACAGAGGATAAGACTAAGATGATGACTAACGCTTTTGGAGCAGCTGTTTTTATGCATCGTTCTTTCTTTATTAACAATCTTGAAGATAACTTTTTAACTACAAGATAGTATAACCCATATGTAGAAGATTATGTAGAAGCTAAATATAAATCTACATTTAGTGTCCTGTATAAATTTACATATAATATATATAATAGTATAAAATATAGTAAAGATAAAGAAAATAGAAAGAAACATAGAAAGGGCATTGATAATATCGAATCGTATAATTTTAGAAGAACAGCAATCTAGATAGCCCTAGTAATGATGTATTCTATATTATCAGCTATCTGGTTAAAACCAATGGCAGATAATGATGAAGACGAATACTTATTACAGTTAATTGGTTACGGAGTAGCAGGAATGAGTTTTGAAGAAAGAGCTGAATATAATCCTATGGATTTCTTTAATCAAATTAAATCTCCTTCTGCTGCAATAGCACCTGTAGAAAACTTTAGTAATCTTGTAAAACTATTAGATCCATTCTCTATTGAAAATAATTGGGATGATGAAGAAATTAAAAAAGGTCCATATAAAGAAATGACTAAATGGTAGAGAACATTAATAAAATCTGTTCCTGGTTTAAGAGGAATATGGGAATCAAAAGATATTAGAACCAAATGGGAATACTTAGATAGTCAATTAGATAAGACAACTAATAGTAATGATTAAAAATAAAGCCGTAGGTCTTCACAGATTCTACGGCTTTTTTATACCCATAAATATAACTAATAAGCAAAAATATTTCTTGTCCAAAAGTTTACTTCATTTGCAGGTGGATCTTCTTCACCTACTATCTCTCCCCTTTCTTCTAAACTTTTGTACTCTGTAATATCATGTTTTGTTTCTAATAGTCCTTTTAAATAGCTTAAGCACATATTTTTCCAAAAGAGAATAATCTTCTCTTTGTATTCATAAGATATATCATTATAGAAGCCATCTTTAATAGTTTGAATAACATTCTTATATTCATTTGGAATTACAAATATATACTCTTGATATAATTTATTATTAATAGAAACGAGTTTACTATCATACAGATATTTGTTTTCTTTCATGTAATTATTAACACTACTATATGTGTTAGTATTATATTCAAATAAAACAAATATGTGACTATCTAAATGAGGTCTGTTAATATCAGAAATATAAGCATTTACAAACTTATATTTATCATTAAACAGTTTATTAGAATCAAATAGAAAAGGGAGTATATAACGTGTAGTTAATGTTCTATTTCCAATTATCATTACAGTTCTTCTGTTCCATCACCTTCGTAGTACTCAAGCGTATGGTCCCATTGATCTGTACTGATATGTTCTGAGATTCTTCGGAGAGCTTCTGATATTGAAGCGATCTTTTCATTGAGAGTAGTATCATTTTTCATATTGAATACTCTAATTTCATTATTAGTATCCTTACCGATAGCAATAATATATGCTTCAAAATCATATTCTTCAGAATTAAGATTTAATACCTCTTGCATATACCATTGAATTGCTAATCCATAATAAGCAATTTGCCTATAATAATCGTATTCTTCTACTGAATGTTTAAAATTATATACATTTACAGTAGTTTTTAAGTCAATAAGAATTATCTTCTTGTTAACATGATCAAAGCATACTCTGTCTAATAGAGATTTACATTTGATATTATGAAATTTTTCTACTTCCCAATTAATGTGGAACTCATTATGAGTTTCAAAAGTAGATGGTAAATTAAACAACAGTTCGTTTGCTTTTTTATGATTCTGAATATTCTCCTTAATCTTCTTAAGCATTTGTAAATCAGCAAAGCTAATTATCTTCTTATTTTCATCTACTTTACTTAAATATTCTAAGTAATCTTGATAAATCATAATAAGACCTTCAGCTTCTTCAATACATTTCTCATTAGATTTCTTATTACTATAAGCTTTCTTATAAGCAGATAGTTTAAGCTTATCTTGAGATTCTAATGGATTTACTTGCATAAGTCTATGATACTCATCTAATAAATCCTTTTGCTGTTTTACTTTAGGTGTTGCAAAATCAAGAATAATATAATCTTTCCAGAATTCTTCTGGTTGAAGTAAATATTCATGAATCATAGTTCCTTTTTCAAGGAAATTATAATCTAATTTTGCTACTTTACCTTCTTTGTAATCTTTTAGACCTTTTGGTCCATTTTTAAGAAAATATCCAATATCACTATTAGAGTAACGAGACATATCCTCATAGTAAGGAGTATCAATTACCATCTTGTTCATACTTAATCCTCCATGTCGCTAATTACAGCTGACTCAGGAACTTCTGCTGAAGTATCCCAAACTAATTCATCTTCTTTATCTTGTTGTAGTTCAACTTCTTTAAATGTCTTAAGCCAATCCGCTACATTATTATTGTATGCTTGACTAATAAGTTTATCTAAGAATGCTTGTTCTACTTGTTTCTTTTCTTTTTCTGTCATAATATCTAATACTACAAATTCATAATCCTTTTTTAAGCTATAACAATTATTCAATCTAGAACAGTTATATCTTCCAAAATTTATATCACTAGATCCATCATGCCAATGTCCATATAAATGATATTTGCTCTTTCCAAAGGAGTAAAAATCTAGTGTTTCATTATGAAATGGACTATCGTGAGTTAACAATATATCACAGTTGGGTATATTATTATATTTATTTAGATTACTAAAAGCCCATTTATCTTCCTGAAATTCAATAGGCTCTATCCAAGGTGTACCATAGAATTTAATATCTTCATATGTATATAATTCATCTATAAGTATTACTAACTTATCATCTGTTCTTACATATATATCTTGTTTTAATTCATTGAGATATTTCCTATTATATGCATTTTCCAATAGAAAATCATGGTTTCCTGGTACTAAGATAACTTTTTTACAAGGCTGTCTTTTAATCCAACTAGTAAATCTGTTGTAAAACCAATGCCTAGACTGTTCAATATTTCTTTGTACAGATAAAGGCATTATATCACCACATATACATAGTACATCACACTCAGGTATATTCTCAATGAGATTACCATGTATATCACTTATACCGCATATTTTCATGTTTATATAAGTTAAAAGGCTAGAATATATCTAGCCTTATTTGTTTTCACGCTGCATCACAACATTCACAATCGTCATATCCATCATCACATTCATCATCATACTCCTCATCATATTCTACAGTATCACTAACTTTAGCTGGTATATTTTCAGTAGAGATATTCATGATGTTTATGATTTCCTGAAGACTAATATCTTCATCTTCCAGCATTTTGACTTCACTCATGAAAGAAACAATATTATCCATAGAAAGCAGTTTAATATTTTCTTTACAGAATTTTACTACTTCTTCTTTGTTCTTAATACCAAAATCATCAGCTAACATCGGTAAGAATGCAGCATTTTCATCAGGAGAATATCGACGTAAATAACGAATACGTGAACAGCGATCTTGCATATACTGACTAACTTTGCTTAAATCATTGCAAGTCATAATTACTAGTTTCTGTGCAGTCTTTTCAACTCCATCTAAGAAATCTAGCATATACTCAGTTTTGAAGTTCTTTTCAACTTCATCAAACAAAACACATACTGGAGTAGTAAAGGACTTAAAAAACTTAATAAGTTTGCCTTCTGGATAATCAGGATTAACTACAATAATAGGTAAACCTGATTCCTTAGCTAATATTTTTGCCATTACAGTCTTACCTGTACCCTTAGTACCAGCTAGCATTACACCAGTAGTATTTGTATTTGCTTTATTAAAATAGGTTATAATACGCTTCTTAAATATATCATCTGTTTTAGTAGAATAGACTTTCTTTGGTAGATTTAATTCACCATTTTCCTTGAATATAGGTGAATCTTCCCATCTATTCCAACTTAGGTCATATACTTTACCAGGTATTAAATCATAATCAGCACCTTTAGGTTTTGCAATTATCTGTTCTCCTATTTTAATAAATTCATTCTTTGTCATAATCTGAAAATTTAAGATTTTAATTTGTTGATTAACTCATCAACTTGTTTTTTATTCTTTACCAAATAAAATTTAGTATCTGGTTCATTCAAGCTTAAATAATACTTGAATAGTTTTTCTCTGTTTGCCCAAGAATCTGTAGCAAATCCTTTGCATTCTATAACAAAACCATCTCCTACAAAATCTGGTAAATAAGTAATAGCTCTAACTGTAGAGTTATTATATACAAACTTAGGAAGTAAAGTATATCTATGCTGTTCATATTCAGCTGATATACCTGCTTCCTTTAGTTTCTAATATGTATAAGCTTCTAATTTAGATCGAAATACTATTCCATCTATTTCTTGTTTAGTAGCATTACGCACTTTCTTGTTTAAGACTTGTTTTAGCATAATTAATATAATGTTGCATACTATCACTAGTTATTTTAAACGTTTCAATTCTTTCAGAAAAATTACCATTTTCATCCGTAAATCCTACTGAATATAAGAAAGAATAATCTTTATTATATTTGAAAGCTTTAAACATTTCTTTAATTGAATTTCCTATAAACTTACGTTTTTTATTCCATTCAATAAATTCTCCATGCAACAATACACTTACTAATTTGATTGGAATCAATAATAACTTTCCAAGTATTAGAGCTAAATCAAAAGGTAATGCTATTACTTTACCTATAGTTTTTAATAGTTTCATTTAACCAATTTTTTATTTCTTCAAAGCTATTTGCTTTAACAGCATCAGATACATCTTTAGCTTTGAATTTTTTGTTAATAAATATTGCTTCTAAGCCTGTTTCTCGGCTTAATTTGCGACTTCTTTTTACTCCAGCTACGTCTCTATCAAATAGTATTATAATACGCTTAAAACGCGTCTTAAGTTGCTCTAATACGTCTTTAGGTAGAAATGTACTCTCTGAAGATGGAGAAACTGCTGGATAACCCATTTCATGCAAACACATAACATCTTTCATAGACTTTGTAATAAATAGTATATCACCTTTCTGAGGCAACTGCTCATAGCCTTGGATATCATAGTCTGTAAGATTGTTTCTCCACTTAGTATATTTATCTGCTAATGGTCTATATATCTTAAAGTTATTATAGACCTTATATGCATACATTGGATTTTCTCGTTTATAAGTACCCTTTACTATTCCGTTACATAAATAATATTTAATACTATTTACATTGAATTTCTTTAGAGTATTTATAGAAATATTAAACTGTTTCCAGTAATTGATATCTACGTCAGTAAATTCCTGACGTACTACACCAATTACTGTTTCAGTTGACGGTATATATTGCTTAGAGCTAACGAGTTTAGTGTTGTTAGTAATATTTAACTTATCTACTATATCAGATAATATATCATTATATTCTGTTTTACCAGTAAATAATGACACAAATTTAATTACATTACCACATTCACCTGTTCCATGATCTTTAAAAAGTAGTTGTTTAGTACGTTTACTATAGTAAATACCAAAGGATGGATTTTTATCCTTCCTAAAAGGACTATTGTATATCATACCTACTTTAAATTGACCTATATATTTTGCATATATATCATACTCTGTTACTTTAGAAAGTATCCAATCTATAGTAATATTATCTGGGAGTTTTGCTCGCTTTCTACTATACATATGCAATTTTGTTTTAGTTTGCTACTAGTCGGGAATCGAACCACGCCTATCCAGAGATAGATTTTATTTACTTCTGCCACTCTGATTATTAAAAAAATAAAGCATTATGTCCATAAATTATCTAATATCCTTAAATTGATAGTTCCATGTAGAATTGTCAGTTCTCCTAGTAGTTGGAAACTATTCGACTTTATCAAATAGCTCCTTTATTCTTTTTATAGTCTCTTCTGCATCTTCTTCTGTCAAGGCTTCACCAGTTTGAATATAAATGTCAGAAGTAGACTCTTTTTTTATTGGTCTAATTGAATGTCCATATCCCCAATTCATCATAAATTTAGCATTCCAGAATTTAAACATCCAATATCTAAAGAACCAAGGAGATATTGCTGTAAGAACTTGTCCTTTAATTAAAGGATCTTCAAATTTCTTAATTACAACTTCTACTCCAAGATATTTAACTTTTTGACCATTTAGAGTACCAGGATTTTCATTATCTGCATACGCAGATATTTGTACTCTATATCCTTGAGATTCTAGCATATCTATAATTCTCATTGCTGTATAAGCTCTAATCATTAATGCTTTCGCTGAACACCAGCAATTTTCACATATAGAAATATGAAGTTTAACGAACTTACCAGTACCTACACCATGTGTAGGTATTCTCTTTTTTAGGCTAGGTAGACCTTCTATATACCGATCAAAGTTCATATCATCTCCATCAGAATCATCATACTTATATTTATGTTTACGACCACCTAAGTTTATATCTTTTTCTATCTTCTTTAGATTTTCTAGACCTTCAGTATAACTATACTTAGAGCTATGTATTTTCTCTAATGATAATCCTCTGAAACTAGGATCGTCATTATTTTCTATGTTATCTATTTCATACGGATTACCACCTTCAATATTATCACATTCTCTATAAAATTCATCTAATGAATTTATATTAATGTTTAAGTTTAATTCTTCCATTATGCCGCTGCTTTAAATGTTGCCCAATTAGAACCTTGCTTAATAGCTGTATCTATAGCTCTTTTAAGTCTATTGCTTTCTACCTGTTTAACATACTGTTCTACTATTTTCTTTTCAGTATCAGACCAATTAATAATAAGTAAATCTCTCCAATCAGACATACCTATTTTTTTCATCTTTTCTGCTGCTTGAATCATACGAGTAGAAGCAATACGACGTAATGAATTTACTTTGATACAAGCACGTAATAAATGTATATAATCTCTTACTTCTTGATCAAACTGTGACTCATATTTTTTAGAGTAATCTACTTCAATTATAGCTCCAGTAAATCGGTCAATTGTTGAAGCATCTAATTGGTTATTAGCAACATACTGACGGTCTGCTCCATTACCGAAAGTATTTGATGTAGCAACGATAATACACTCAGAATGTCGTAAGACAGTTCCTGTTGTAGTTTCTATTTCACCGTTTGCTAATGCTGCATTAATAACCTGTGCTACAGATGGATCGAGTGCTGTCATCTCATCTATAAGAATCAGTGACTTCTTAGCATAGAATTCAGCAAATTTAGTTGCTTCACGAGTAGGATATTTATATCCTGTAAATTCTGTTGCTGAAGTACCGATACCACAAGAGATACATAAGTAAGGAATATCTAATTCCTTAGCTATATTACGAGCAATAGTTGACTTACCACAACCAGCTGGACCAACCATCCAGATATTGTTCATACCAGCTTCAATTAACTTCTTAAGTTTATCTTCTGGTTCTAATGATTGGAAAGAAAATTGTATTTCTTTTAGACGCTTTTCTTCTTCTTGCTTTTTTCTTTTTTGTTCAGCTTTTTCTTCTAGTTTATCAACTAATTCTTTAGTATCTTCTTCATTTCCAAAAGTTTCTTTAGCTTTCTTTTCTATTTGCTTTTTCTTTTTTTCACTTTTTACATCTGCTATTTTGATAGCTCTACTACATACATTCTGTTCATTACCAACACAATCACATAAAGTAAATTCTTTAGATTGTTGTCTTTTTCCTTTAATTTTAGAACTTGTTACTATAAAAATTCCTTGTTTTTCACACTTTTTACTATTAACATTGATGAATTTAATACTACCATAGAATATATCTCCAGGTTTAAGATCTTTAGGATTTGTACTAGAATCAACTAATAAATCACAAGAAGAATTATCTTTAGTTGTATTTTCTTCTTGATCTTCAACCTGATTATCATGTTCTGTAGCTTCAGATACTTCTGTTTGTTGAGTATCTGTTTTAGTTTTAGATTCATCCTGTTTTCGTTCTTTAGCACTAGATTGTGCAGGTTTATCTTTTTCTATATTTGTAGTATATTCAATTTCTATCATGATGATTTATTTTTTAATGATTAAAAAAGAATAAGGGTAGCTATTAACTACCCTTATTTATATAATTTATAATCTACCTATTATTAAAACGGCAGATCATTTGTTGGATCTGTAAGAGCTTGCGTATTAGTTTCAGATGAAGTTGTACTAAACGGATTATCGTTTTTTACTTCTTTATCTGCTACAACAGGCTTTGTAAATTGGTCAATATTTAGCATAGCGATAGAAGATGCTTTACCTTCTGCTAATTCCATAGGTTCGATGAAAGTATACTTAGCATAATTAGGTAAAGTAGTATAACCTTTGTCATTATAAACTACTTTTACTCTTAATTTCTTACTTTTATCAACTTTGTTCAACATATCATTTATCCATTGAGCAAATTGTTCAAAACTCTCTCCGTTAAAATCAAGTTCTTCATCTTTATAATAACAAGTAAGTATCTGTAACATACGAGAATACTGCTTATCCATTTTTGTTTGAAGTTGTTCTTCTGTAGTTACAAATCCGCCAAGAGTAGGTTTCCATTCAGTATGAGTCAACGTTGCTCCGTCTTTCTCAAATACTATTTCTAAGAACTGATTTCCGTTAGGAGATACTTCTGTTCTTACGCTTTTCAATACTACGTTTTCAATAATACCAGCTGGAATATATTTAATATCACTTTTGCTAATACTTGCTGCACGTTCTTTACTATATGTCATAATTTTAATATTTTATTATTCAGGTAAATAAATTCTGTCCCAATGTACAGTTACTTCATTATTCTCATTGCTTTCTGCAATAACTATCTTTTTGCCACGTATATGTGAAGCTCTAGCTTCTCTTACTGAATTATCTCCACCTTCAAAAGATATGATAGTTTCATTCTTTTTACGATAGACATAACCAACAGCATCTGCTTCTCCACAGATAATGTCTCCTAGTCTTCCAACTAGGTCTATAGCCATTTCTGTAAGCTCTTCACCATCTTTATTAATCATTTTATCTTTAGTATGACCTATAAGAATAAAATTATCACAAAGATTTTTAAACATGTTTATTACTTTTTTAACTGCTTCTCTTAAGTATAGATAACCACTACCATTAGGTAGTGTCCGAACATCTTCTCCTCTATAGGATTTACCCATTGGAGTTTGACGATATAATACAGCAGCATAGCCTAAACATATTTCTTCGAGTCTAGTAGCATTATCTATAGCAATATATTTATAAGGTTTCTTACCTGTTGTAGTGATTTCTTCACCAATTGCTCTAGATATATTACCTAAGTCTTCAATAGTACGAGCTTGAATAGAGAGAGCTTCTAAGAACTCTGAACCTCCCTCTAAGTCTATAATAAGACAGTTATCAAGCATAGATAATAATGTAGTTTTACCTGATTTAGGTTTTCCAAAAAGTACTAAAAATCTAGGATTATGCACTTTTGGTTTGTTTTTTTCTTTTGGTAGTATTAACATATTAAAAATAGGTTAACACTTTACCTGTGAGATTCTGAAATTATCTGACAAAAAATTGAAATTTTACACAATGTAAAGTTGTTGTTATTCATTGTTAATGATATTATTAACAGTAGTACTATTACTAATATTAATAATAACATTTACTATATTATTTTTATCTGCTTTATGATAATTATTCAAAAACAGACTAGGATTATCAATAGGAATAATTGTATAACCAATTTGAATAAACTTTTGGTAAATACGTACAGGTTGACCCATATAAGTAAAATCGTATCCACGATCTTCTTCATAGTCTTCCATAATCTTAGCATACTCTGCTAAACGTTTCAATGCCATATCAAATTCTGAAACAGCATCATATTGACGTAGCTTAAATGCTCGATTTGCGAACGGACATGTGAGACAATTATCATAGGAACATGTCGGTCGATAATATTTTTTGTTGAATGCAGAGAAATGTGCATTACGATTGCATCCAAAGCATAACAAGTCATCAGGACCTGCATAGGATACACTATATTCCGGATCTTCCGGAGTATGGATTCCATACCATTTAGCAAATGGTAGACGGTTTTTAACTTCGTTTAATATACGATTTTTCAAAGAACCTTGTGGGTCAATATTTTGTTTCGGAAGTCTAATTGTAAAACCTTTCATAATCAGCCTTTTTTAATTTGTTTAAATACTACTTTTTGTTCTTCAGCATTTGCAGTATTAGTTTCAATTAAGTTACCATATTGAAGTTCATTCTCAAATTCTAATATACATGGTTCTCCATCTCTTACTTTTAAGAAATGCATATAAACCTTATTTTTTACAGGTAGACGTCTTACACCATAGATAGCTAGGTTTAAGATTTCTGGGCGATGAACTGCTATTACGAAATCACTTGCTTGAAATATTGCATCAGATGCTGATAAATCACTTCTCATAGGGAAGTGAGTACTTGGATTATTAATTCTATCAGGACTTTCAATATTTCGATTCATCTGTGAAAGCTGTATTATACTAGTGTTAGAAAGTTTTTTCTTCTGTATAAACATTTTCTGTAAATCGACTATTGTACTTCTTTCTCCACCTTCTCCATTTACTAGAAGAACATGGTCTAATACTACTATTAGCCAACGACCGTTGGCTACAGTATTATGAAAGTAATCTATAGTATTACCTATTTCTTCTACATTACATACTTTATCAACAAAGTATATATTGTACTTCTTAATGGTTTCAGCTGCCGATTCAGCTTTTAATAAGTCTTCATCACTAAGTGTATCTATTGAACTATATAATTCAGATACAGTTTTCTTAGTTTTATTACTTATTACACGACCAACATTTCTGTAGTCTACCATTTCTAAACTAAAGTATAATACTACGATATCCTGATCAGGATTAAGATCAATTAAATCCATTACTAACATATTTGCAACTGAGCTCTTTCCGCTGCCTGATATACCAGCTATAGTAAATATCATATTAGGTTCAATTCCGCCAGTAGCTTTATTGAATTTATCCCATCTAGTTTTTAGAGATACTATACTATGATTTTTTCTAGCTTTAATGTAGTTTATGGATTTATTAGCTACCTGAGATATTGACTCAAAAGGTAGTATTTTAACGGCATTCTGTTCCGTATTCTCCATAACTTACAGGTGTTTCAGATTCATAACTCATTTGCTCTTCAATAACCTCCCACTCATGTTGAGTGAGCCATTTCCACATCGTCTTCATATAACCTATCTTACCAGTTATCATTTTGTTTTCAATTTCATATTGAAGACATTGAAGAAGGTGTTCGTGCATTGCTCTAGATTTACCTACGATACGATTATATTCTTTACGACACTTATTTATATTAGATCGTAAAAAACCTTTAGTACCATCTGGTCTTAAAACATACACTGGAAATACTTCATAGAACTCATCAAACCATGTCTTATCTTGTTTTACACTTGATAATAGTTTTTCTGTAGGACTATAAATTTTATTATCTCCTGAAGTAGTAAAGGAGATAAGGTCATTGTCGATTAACTCTTGTATGTCGTTTTCACTTATTCGGCTGAGAAACTTGTGAACGTCTTGATTATTACTTTGATTATCATTCAACACAAGAGTTAAAAATACTAACTGATTAATTGATATTTCTCCAAAAATATCTAATAATGTTGTATCTAATTCTAGTATCATAATATAGTACTTTATGAACTAACTTTTGATACAATCTGGAAATATTTGTTAAAACAACGTTAGTTGTCTTGGTTTTAATTCTTCAATGATCTTTAACGCTTCCTTTAAATAGTAGCGATAATTGATCTTTCTTTCTTCTATAGGTTTATTATCAAATTTATTTAGTATAGTAACACCAGATGCAGTGAGTAGATTAGTATAGTCTACTCTAGTACCTTTAGTTATAATCTTTGAACTATAAGGCAATATCTGTTCTACATTAGAATTATAGTAAAACTGATTTGGATCTGTAGTTATTATACTTTCTCCTGTTTTGAGACATACGAGATATTGCGGTATCTCAACATCTCTGTTTACTATTTTACATTTATATAAATAGGGACCATTGGTAGATGCGTAGAATCTATTGATTCTTTGTGTCAGTTCTCCATTATATTCTACAGAGAATTTCTTATCTACTTTCTGGTAAGTAAGAAACTTCTTAATATCTTTACAATTGTAGATAGTATCTTTTACAGGAATACCATCAACAAAATAATCTCTAATAGCTTCTGGAATAATCTTTGCAGACATTCCCTTACCGAGTAATACCTTAGTAATGAACATACCTTTTTCTTTGATATAATCATCTTTAATCATATCTAAAGAAGTATAAGGCTTCTTCTTTTTATTTAGAGCTTTTTCTGGTTCAGTTTCAAACAATTTCTTCATTGCTTGATAACCTTCTTTTACAGCTATATAATCATTAATAGCATACTGATACATAGCTTCAAAACGATCTTCCTCTAGGGTTAATCTCGTTTGTTGTTCCCATTCCTTACATATACTTTGTAATTTTTCATACAGATTCTTCTTAAGAAGAACAAATAAACCATCTGTATTTGCCTGTACTATTCTACAGCCAATATCAGATAATCTTTCTGCTAACATAAGTAATAGTAATTGTCCATTTATTCTAATCTGCATTACTGCGAAAGGACTATAACAGAAATTATGTTCATTCTGTAGATTACCACTAAGACCGTTTAATGCTAATTTAAGCGTTTTATCTTTAGTCTTAATACCATTATGTTTTGCTTCTATTCGTTCATCTTTAACTTGATTATAAACTTCTAGAAATTCAGGACCCAAATGCTTTGGGTAGAATTTACACTCTATTATCATACTAGGATACAGAGATGCACTTTATGCTGACTATATCTTAATTTGGCATTTCGTCCATACATAACCATACATGCTAGGTTTTTCACCTGAACATACAGCATATATATTATGTACTTTGTAATTAGGATTTTCTTTTATAATATCTTTAACTCTATTCCATTCCTTTATGAATACACCTTCTTTAGTATATTGCTTAATAGTGTATTTAGTTAAAGCTTTAGATACTTTATTTGCCATTATATTTTTAGTATTTGGATTTTCTTTCCAAAATTTAGAAGATTTTTCTCCTATTTTCTTACGTTCTTCTAAGTTTTTAAATCTATTTTTCTGAGCTTCAGAATATCTATTTTTAGTTTCTTGTAAGGGTATCATTCCTAATATTGAATGATCTCTTCTAAGATTATATCCTTTTTCTCTATTAATAGTATCTAAACTTGTTATATAATGGTACTCTTTATCTTTTAAGTTTTCTGTAGTATATTCTAATACTTTGTAATCAAAAGCATCGGAACCATATTTATTCCAATCTTCTATAAAGTACTTATTATCTTGTTTAAATTTGTTATTTTTTAAATAAGATTTATGTGCATTTATCCTAGAATAAATATCTTTACTACATCCTATATACTGCTTTCCGTTTACAGTACAGATTATACTGTAAATACCTGATTTTTTCCAATCTATACGTCTTCCTTTCATAATGTTCTTTTTTATTTTTAAACGTATATATGGATAATAGGTTGCCAAATTCCTCACGTTTCGTACAAAATGTACTACGTCTTCACAGACTAGTCGATGAACACATATCCAAAATGGATACTTCGCTGCGGATTACACCTTTACTATGATTTTACAATCCGATAAGCGTTATCTTATCTGCTACACAATCTATTACTAGTTGCTGCTGTTATAGTAAAGTTTAAATGCTTTCCCGCAATTAGTGAGGTTACGACGCTGCATCACTTACGTCGATATCTATTAACATCTCGTCTTCCTTAGGAATAATTATCTCAGGTTTGTTTTCAGAGTGAATACCACCAACTCCTACAGAATATTTTAATCCTCTAAATACAAATTTGTTTTCGTATCCTTTTCTACCTGGTGATACTATCTGCTTTTTCATATCAGATAGTACATTACGAAGTATAGGATCTTTATATTCTATATAAGGCAATATTACTTTGTTTAGGTCTATAACATCTGCTGGGCTTCTCAAGTCTTTAATATCCCACCATGTTAAACCAGTCTTTTCAAGATATTTCTGCGTTAGAATTTTCATTCCAATGTTTACTCCATCTTTACTTAGTACTCTTACTTTATATTCATCTTCGATAGCTATTCTTAATTCTATATCTTCAGAACACAGATTTAATAATTTTTCAGTAGAATTAACGTCATTCACATTATACTCAATCATCTCTTCTATTCTATCTTCTTCTAGAAACTTATTAAAGTCTCCATTGAATTCTAGAACATTAGGATATTGCATAGTTACTTGCATTTCCTTCAATCCAACACGCAATTTCTGTGAATATAACATAGTAAGTATATCAAATGAATCATACCATACTTGATATTTCCATTTTTTCCATGCTTCTATGTTGTCATCTGCTTGAGATGTTGTTATAGTTCTACTTAAGTTAAAGATACTATCACATATTCTTAAATATGTTTTCTCTTTAAGTACATCATAATAATCTATTATATAATTAATAATAGGATTATCATAGTGTAAATTATTATATCCTGCAAAGATTTTATCTGAATCTATTTGAGTTTCAGTAGTATAGATATCTCCAAATTTCAGTGGTACACTAATACTTGGTGCATGAAAGAAATTAACTAGTTCTACTAATTGATTTCTTCTACAAGATATCTCAAACTTGTGAAACTCCCCTGTTTCAGTATTCTTTGCTGTGCAATGAAATACATTAGGGAAAACTTCAATATCATAAACATATACTGTTTTTCCTCTTATCTTCATAGCGTATAAATTTGTAGTGATTCTGCTCAGACTCGAACTGAGATTTAAATTTTAGAAGAATTTTGTTCTATCCCTTGAACTACAGAATCTAGAGGCAGGATTCTTTATAGACTATCCTGCTAAAAGTCTCTTCGCTCTACGCTGCTTGCTTTATCTCTGGCAAATGTTTAGCAAAGCATTTCTTTTCTAAAGTTACTCTATCTATAATAGTAATGCATTTATAGTTATCACGTTTAGATAACTTTTCATTTATTTTAGTAACTACTTCAGTAAGTTGTTTAACCGGAAGGTTAGTATAGCTTACTTTAAACTCTTCATTATCATAAGTAGATATAACTACTTTATATGGTCTTTGTTTCACATAATGTAGTGTTTTAGACATCTTATGCTCTTGAAGTTGTTTAATTATCTTCTTAATCTTCTCTTCATGAGTTGCTACGTAAGCTTGTTGTTTAGCAATAACTTCTGCTTTATTGCTACCATACAAATTCTGTACCAATTTATTACAGTAATCAGAATAAGGACGTTCTTCTAATAACTGTTTTTTATCCTTCTTATCAGATTGATGTGTAGGTTTCTTAGGAATACTAGCTATTCCATTTTTTGTTTTATGATACTCTTTACGTGCATTAGTAGCTTCAGGAGTCCATTTGTAAGTATATATTTCTCTACTTACTATTTTATCATGACGGCGAGTAGTTGTATATTCTTTTGTCATAGGTTTAATTTTTTCTGACAAAGATATTCCTTTACTACACATTGCTTTATAATCTGAGGATTTAGTTAATCCATAACGTTTTTGTAAGTTTTGCTGATATTTAGCATTTTTCTTATTTCTAGTTTCTTGATTCATAATAATTTGATATTTAAAAATTAATAACTGAGGGAGCTAAGTAGATTAATGTTTTAAAGTTTCCCGTACGTACTCCTTCTACCGCTCCCAATTAATTTATAGAAAGAAGTATAGTCAGTTTAGCTGTGCAAGCACCCTGCCATCCCTGACACATCTATGTCGTTCTGAATTATATTCAGATATACTTCTTTCTGTATTTTTTTTAAGCTGCTAAACACATAGGAGCAGCAGAATCATCAAAATCTGTTTCCTCGTTGAACTTAGTCAATTTCTCTTTCAACTTCAGAATCTCTAAATCGAGTTCTTTTATTCGTGCTTTAACCCAATTAGAAGTTAAAACTTCAGTCTTATTTAGAGCTTTTTTACCTTTCTTAGATTTAAGAACAGGATTCAAAGTTCGTATACGACTAAGATGTACTTTCATTTCCTGCAATTCACATAATTTAAATACATCTAATTGATTACAATCAACAGGTAAATCACTGAATTTCTTCAATCCCATATTAATACATAGTATCTTTAATTTAACTATTACTCGTTCATCCGTAAGACCTTTAATAGTTTCATAAAGTTCTTTCAAATCGTAAGTACGTTTATAGTTACGATTTACTACATTTTCAATAGAGATAATATTCCAATATTTAGTAATATCTGCTGATAGTTTATCACGTTTTTCAATAAAATTATTTGCTTTCATATATACTTGATTTTAATAATTTGACAATTAATTAATTATTTTTTAGTATATTAGAAAGTCTACCTGTGTAGCTATTAAACTGATCAAGGTTTAATAACTTAAAAATATCAGCTATCTTCACAGACCACTGATATACTACAAAAAATTAAGAATTAAGACAGGCAAGATCAAATTCTAGAGCCTCTGTCACATCTCGATATGGCATCCGATTCTTATTCTCTCGGCTTTCCAACACTTAGTTACCTTAGTAACATTATCAGAGGCAGTTTAGTAAGAGTATATACGAACCCAACCAAATGTATATACTCTTACTGGTTTTATGTTGTTTTCAATTATTTTCTACTTAATACGAACCCAACCAAATGTATATATTCGATTATAAATCTCCTTCAACATGTAAATTAACGGGTATTCTTTCATACCCAAAGTCAATACAAGCATTAGCTATCCCAACCATTCTGCGACGCTTGTTATTACCCATATTTTTATCAAAGCCTGGGTCATCTTTTGTAATATCATAGGTCAATTTCAATGGACTGTTTTCATCAAGTAATGTACAATAATACAATAGTAACTCGATTACTTTCTCTTTTTCATCTTTCTTAAGTACTTTGTCAATTGCTTCTGTCAGAAACCCAACCAAACCTGACTTGTCACAATTGTTACTTTCTACACCTGTAATGATAAAAGCTATTCTTTGTACTAAACTAAAAAAGTCTATTACATAATAGGAATTAAACCACTTATTTACCCAACCATATTTGTGGCGTCCTATTAATATAGTTCCATCAGTTCCAACATTTATCTTTTTGCTTCCATCCATCAGCAAATTGTTTTGAATACGTGGATCTGACATAATTAGCTTTAACATTTGCAAGTGATATGAATCTATTGGCTTCTTATTTGTTGCCATAGTTTATATACTTAAGAATGATTACTCGTCAATGCTTTTATAGTAAGCTTCAGTGTCGTCCTTAGTAATTTTGTTGATTTGTTCCAAAGAAGCACCTTGGTTTGCTAACTCATCAATAAAATTGTTAAGATCAGTTAAATTGCTTTGATTTAACTGAGTGACAACTTCAGTTACCATCTTCACATTCCAGAAGAAACTTCGCTCTCCCGTTGCTTCAAATTTCAGAATAGCGTCCTGAACATCCTTCGGACCAGCTTTCAGAATAGTATCTACATCAGCCCGTAAGTCAAATTGCAATTTTTCATCATTATTAAACATAATGACAATTTTGCCATTTGCTGTCCGCACGATATCTACGTTGAATAAATCAACAGTTTCAATCATATACTTTTTCATAGGATTTGCAAGTACTAGACCCGTCATATCGCCAGCTAGTTTCTTCTTGTAATTCAAATCCAAATTATCACTTACAGGAATAGCTAACCGCCGACCAACTAATGCCCGGCTGTAAGCAATTACTTTAGTACGTAATGATGATACTTCTTGCTGAGTAAATCCTTCAGGATTCTTAAACACGCTTTCATAATTTTTATCCATAATTTTCTCCTTTCTTGATTCCATAATTGATTTTACCTACGGAGTTAGTTAATACTATGTTTATTTAAAAAGTTGAGCTATAGAGTTCTTCATATAAGTAGTAGAGTATCTTATATCTCTCGTTTAAAATTAAACTTCAAATGCTACTTTTGTATTCAAACAATACGAACTCTATAACGTAATTCTGCTAAGATTTGATATTAATCTGAAAAACTATAAAATAAGTCTTCATATTACTAATATTACTACTAGAACGTGATGTTATTACTTCACTCGGCATTCCCCGTAGGACTTTACTCATTAGACAGATGAGTCAGCCGTTCTTCATAAGATTATTAATACTAAACTAAAGAAATATGTAATTCGACATCTGAAAATCGAATGTTATGCTAGTTAATACCTAAAGAGGTATAACGGGACTCCAACGGTAGGAGATTTATACCCATCAAATAACATTATAACTGAAATTATCTGAAAATCGAATGTTATGCTAGTTCCTGATTATTTTAAGAGCCTAACAGTCACTATAGCGTGCTCTTTTCCTGTTATAGTGAGGAGTACTGCATATGCTTTATAACTTACAAATGTTATAATTAGCTATCGGTAATGCTTCTACCGGTTTTATTACTGAGCTGTTTATGTTTCAAAACACCCACTCTATAGCCTTGTTAGTTTACTCTAACTGCTGCGTGTACTTACGACTTTGTTCTTATTCTGCACATAATTCTTAGGATTTCCACCTATCATCCTTTAATGTAAGGAATCAGCGTCACTTTACATATATTGTTGCGCAATATACTTTAGATGGTTCTAATGTCAGCAATTATATTGTACAGTCGAGGGTGGCTCGGATTTACTTTCGTCATCTTATCACTACTCGTCCTAAAACCTACCATTGAACTTCCTCATTAGTTAAGTTAAACATGTTAATTCTCTCATAATAAAGACTTCCTAAATAGATTTACATTCTGTCACTTCCCGTTAAGACTACTATCTAGTGCAATACACAGATTTTTTTCTCCAATCTGCTTCGTGTCCGTCTTTTAATGTGTCCGCTTCTCTTCATCCCAGGAGTGGGGCGATGCTCACCTTCACATATACTCTTAAGGATAGAGTATCTCACCTTGTGCAAATTTGATAAAACTCCAGTTATGCTTCTGGATAAGAATAATTTAGTACTTCTAAGCTTTATGTCTTCTGCTTAGTATTGAAATAGTGTTATTGCGCACTTCATCCGCTAGTTATCTTTATATTCCTGTTGCAAAGCACTCTAGGTTTATACTCAGATAAGATAACAACTGAGTTTGTTATAATATTACTTGAACTCACATACTCCTCATTTCCTGAAGAGGTCCGTTGCAGGATTCCTTATTTATTAATATTGGATCATTGCTACTCAGCCAAAAGGCACACAATCTACTACTCACTTCGTCACTCTATCCCTCTATACTGGAATGTATAGTAATACAAGCTTAGGATTAGCTATGTACTGATTAACATAACATTGTGTATAGGTTTATACCTAATCCAGATAATCTATCAATATTTTTTCAATAAGTAGTGCTATAATATTATAACTAAGTACCTTCATATATACTGTCTCTAAACTTATTAAGTTACAATATAACTGTTTAGATAAGTATAGAACACTATACTGACATTTTTATACGATCTATATCGTAAAGGGGAGTTTGGAGCTACCCTAGAGCGTTATATGCTCGATAATGTTCAGCACGTGGTCTTGGACACCACGATTTGTTGGGCATCATCGTGTTTATTACTCCTTCTTGATTCAAACTATGATAAGTCTGCGAGTAACTTAAGAGGATTTCGTTCCCCTTGTACGGTTCGATTTTGTAAGCTGCTCCTTACTAATCGCGTCTTCTGTATTCTATCTCCAAACGGTTCTCATAAATACAATAGGGTTGTACACGCTCTCCCTATTTCTTGTTATCTTTTCAGTCTATAGATAGTATATAGACATAACAAGTTATTATACTTTCAGTAATAGTCTATAGTTGTAGCTATACCCTATTCCTACTAATATTCTGTACTATCGTGTTTAAAAGTAATTTCACCATTTACTTTTTATATCCTTTGATTTAGGTATCTCTGGATTACACCATTATAGCTCTATAACCGCATTGGCTATTCTAGTTGCGGCTCAGATTTCTCTTCTCTGATTGTTTAAGTTTTTTGAGAATATCCGTACAACTGGTTTTATTCTCTTTAACTGACGGCATTTCACGTACTCTAATATATTTAGGCACTTCTACTTTCTTCTCTACAACAGAAGTTAAGTATATAATACTGTCTTTCTTTTTGATTTCAACATTAATATTTTGTTCTGGGTTGCTTTGTCCATCTAATTTTATAGCGTTGTTGTTCAAATCAATATTAATATTAAAATCTTTTGCCCGAGGTACATCTGTGAACTTCGGAATCACATATTCATGTGCGGTGGCGATATTTGTATAATTAGTTACAAAACCTACATAACCACCGAAAGCTAGCATTGCTAGCGTAATTAAAACTGTTGGTCTTTTACTCATTTTGATAATGCGTTAAATGTTACTTCTTTGTAGCATACGCAGATTTCTCAACATAAAAAGTAAGAGGATTTAATGAAGTTGATGTATACAAACTAGAAACCTGTTGCATTATTTGCTTCATCATCTTATCACTCATTTCAGTACCATAGGCAATCCGTAAATTGTTTACGGTCTTTACTGCTGAAATGTGTTTACCTTTAAGATTCAGACCTTTAATCTCTGGATATACCAGTTTGTCTTCATCTTTACCTTCGTTTTTAGCTGAAGTAATGATACGATTGATCAGATCGTCATTAGTTCCACTAACTAATTGAGAATACTGTTTTGCTTCTTCTTCGTAATTGTTGCTCTTTACAGTTTCATCAGTAATCTTCTTAGCTAAGAATACCTTTACTACATTTGCAACTTGCGCATCGTTGTATGTAGTTAATTGGTTCTTAAGCCAAGCATGTGCTGCTAAAACTGATAAATTACCGTTTAAGTTGCCCCAAACAGCATTTGTACAACCTTCAAGTAATGTAGCATTCCGTCCTGCTTCTTTCATTTTAAGCAATACAGTTGCTAATACTTGTGCTGGTTCTGCATCTTTATCAAGATTATAGGCAGACCGTGCAAACTCAATCATGTTTGTTATGTTCTTACCTATTCCTCCTGATTTTTGTTTGTGCCGCATGTTCATAATAGTGCACATTGCAGCTATTTTCTGTTCGTCAGTAACGCATTCTTCAGGTTTCGGAATACTCTGACTTTCAGGAGCTTTAGCATCTTGCTCTAAAGCTTTCTGCATTTCAGGATTTGTTTTTGCGACAGCATCTTTGAAATTAATCTCAAGCTGTCCATCTGATGTCTTACTAGGAAGTAAATTAACACCGAGGAACAAAGAAGCTGTATCATTTAAGTAATTAAACATTTCTTCGTTCACAGCAAAACCTTGTTCTTTTGCATCATTTTTGAACTGGTTATTCCACTTCTGAATCAATACAAACATCATAAGGTCTGCTTGTTTTCCTGTTGCTTGATACATTGCCCGATCGTCTTTAATCTCTTCACGACGCTTCAGAATTGCATTCATCAAATCTACTGAGTGATTTGCATCAATTCTGTCACTGTTCTGAGTTACAACGTTAGGTACAGGAGAGTTACTTGTTTTAATAGTTGGAGTACTAGCTAAATCAATTTCTTCAACTTCTACTTCTTCTATCTTCTCCTTCTTTGACTTCTGCTGTTTAGGCTTTTTGTCAACTGGTTCTGGTTTAGGATCTTCCTTCTTTGGCTCTTCTGCTGGTTTAGCTTCAGGAGTCTTAGCAGGAATAGGATTTTTAATTCCTTCTTTGATCCGTTTTACATCAATACCGTCTCCTTTCTTTACATTTGAAACTGGGAAAAGTACACTTGTGGTTTCACTAGTTTCATTGTTTTTCCAGTCAGCTTTGATATTCTCAATGCCTTTACTGTCTTTCTCAATTTTGAGAGAAAGTAAACTCATATACGGTGATTTTGTACACAACATATGAGTTTCATATGCTGTTTTACCAGTAGGAGTCTGATAAATACCGCCTTTCTTCTTTTCTTCGGCAGGTTTTTCTTCAACTTTCTTTTCCTCTGGTTTAGGATCTTCTACTTTTGTTTCTTCCACTTTAGCTTTAGATTCTACGGCTTCTTTAGCCTTCTTTAAAGCTTCTAAATTTCTTGCTGCTTTTGCACTTGGAGTCTTTCCGCCTTTATTTTTTTTACTCATATTGATTATGATTACGCTGCCTTTCTTCAGCTTTACTTAAATAAATTAATAACTTAACAATTAAATACACTTAAATTATAAATTAAGTATAGTCAACTGTCATCCTCTATCTCTGCATCATTAGGCATAGTAGGTATTTTATCTCTATCAGTTGTTACTAATGTCTCACCTCCGTCTTCCTGACCCATTTCGTAATATTGGTTATCTACTGTCCCTACAAAAGCAGTAGAACCTTGAGATGTGGGATTAGGAGCCATAGTAACAACTAACTCTTGAGAAGGAGTATTAGAGGTATTTGCAACTACCTTTTTTACTCCAGTACCTACAACAAAGCCTAGTAAAAGTACGCATACTAAGAATACGTACAATCCAGCACTTTTACACATTCTAGAAATGATAAAAGATGCTATTGCTCCTAAAAGGAGTAAACAAAAACTAGTCATAATTGTTGAAAGTATTTGTTAATAATCTGTTTTCTGTTTAAGTTTTTGTCTTGCTTTGTTTAAATCACCTTTTACAGCTAATTCATTCATTGCAAGCTCTTTAGCTATTTCTTTATAAGATAAGCCATCTATACGAGCATTAATTAAATCTCTATATTTCTTTTTTAAAGTAGGTATAGCTTGTAAGACTATATCTAATTTTTCCTTTAGAATTAAATTTTCTTCAGGACTCTTCTCTAAATCAGATAGTTGAATAGGACTTTCATCCTCATCAACATAGTTATTTAATTGCTCTTTTTTATTTCTACGTATATAATCAATTGATGCATTTACAGCAATTGTTTTTAACCACATTTCAAATGAAATATGATTTACATAAGTAGAAAGTTTCTCATAAGCTTTAGTGAATACTATAGATGTTAAATCATCAGCGACATCAGTATTTTTTACTACATTAAGTATAGTATACCAAATGTTTGATTTATATCTATAATATAATTCACTAAATGCTTTTTGAGAACCTTTTTTAGCTTGCTCTATGAGATCAATAATTTCTTGCGTCATATAAAGCTAAATTAGGATTTAGTGAGTTATAGTTAACCCAATAACTATAACCCTTAAATTCAGAAGGGAAGTTTTATGATTTCTTTGCAATAATAATTATTTACTGCTAGACATCTTTTATAGAATACATCTGAGATATGTTCTCTCCATTCTTCTTTCTCTTCTTCATTGAGAGGATATGCCATTTTCAATGACATATTAATAGCAATCCTTACTCTTACTAATCTAGTCTGAAGACTTAATATTTTATCTTCTAACAGATTATTAAGAATATCCATCCATAGTCTTCTATTTATCCACTTATTGGTACTTAGACAAGTATTACTAGTAACTATCTTAGATTTTAAATCAGGTGGTATATTTGCCCAATCATCTAATACACTATCTGCATATCCTAATACTTTAGTATCAAAATTTGCAGAAGATATAATCTTGTCTAAAGTAAACCTATAAGGTTCCTCTAATTCAGCATTGAGTGCTTCAATAAGTCTCTTAAAATCGCTCATTATGGTTCTCTGTTAAGTGCTTTACAAATTACAGTAAATACATAGTTAGCTTGAGACATTTTTAGGCTGTATTTCTTCTTTAAATGCAGTCTAGTTCTTACTTTAGCTTGTTCTACACCATATAATGGTAAAGTTGATTTATAGTAAGCAATACCTTCTTCGATGATTTTATCTTTTCTAGAATCTTCTCCTAAGCCTTCTAGAGTCTGTAAATCACCAATGCCTACATTATCAACTACTTCAGTAATAGATGGTAATGCAAATGTATACTTTTCAGGATACATCATAATATCTACTACTTCAGGACTGTCTTTAGTAAGATCTTTAGCTTTACCATTCTGTTTAAAGTAATTAAGATCAATTGCACCTACTACTTCTAATAATGGTTCTACTCCGCTTAAAAGGAGCAATACATTAGTTTCTGGACCTTGTGCGATCCACATACCTGCTTTTAACATAATCCTTTTGTTTTAAGTATTTTGATAAATTCGTTTTTGAATCTTTTTACTACAACTGCTGCATCCATTGGACTAATGTTGAATTCAGAAGCTACTTTCTTTCTAAATTCCATTTCTCCACTGCATTGCTGCATTACTTCCTGTAGTCTTTCTCGCTCTCCTGGTTCAGTCCAGCGAACATATTGAACAATTTCCATGTTAATTCATTTGATGTTCAAGATCTTTAATTTTATTATAGATGCCTACCCAATATATCAAGCCTTCTTTACTCTTTTCAGCTTGAAACATTTCATAGATTTTGCATCTATTGAATCCGACTGAAATGTTATGTACACCACGTCGCCAACCTCTACCTCCCTTCATTACTGATGGAGTTGCTTCATACACATACTCAATGAACGCAGTAAGTTTACGTTCTCTTGTAAGAACAATTTCCCAAGTCTTAGGTAATTTATTCCTAATAAAACCTCTTAAACCTTTAGTCATTATGCTTTATATTTAAATATTTTAAAATTATCTCCAAATTTAAATCTAATTGAATATATACTATTTTCAACAGTCGCTGAATTGAGCATTCTTCTAACTTTTGATATAAAGTCCTTTAAATAATATATATCATTTATATACCAAGCAACTATACGAATTTCTAATAATTTATCAGAACTAATACTAGCTTGTGCATAAATTGATAATGTACTACGACATCCATTGCTTTTATATAATTTTAATAATATATGAAGTTCTTTTTCTATATTACGTAGAATCTCATTTTGAGTATAAAGTTCTTTTTCTTTATTACTCTTTTTATGCCGACCACGATTCATAAGTAGTTTCTCTAATTGCAGACTGTAATCTTCCTATTGCTGTTATTATAGTATCTATTCTAATTACTATTTCGGTATCTCTAACAAAGTGTTTAATATGCTTTAAATTGGTAATCATTCCAGCTAAAAGCATAAGAGCAAGATTTCTCCTACTAGCCTTTAATTGATTTAAAGTTTTCTTTTTCATCTACAAAATATTTTTAAATATTGTTCATAATGTTTCTTTTCATTTATTGAAGCTAAAGCATCTAATTGATTATAATTCTTTTTAGTTAAAGTAAAATCATAATCTAATAATGCTTCTTTCAGATTGTAAAATACATTATAATCAAACAAATCTCTGTTACTTATTTTGATTTGTTCAATGAGAGCTGTTTCAAATATAGCTAGCAATCTCAGAATATATTTATTATTCTTTTTAACTGCTAGTCATAAACCTTTACTTCCTTTGCTATAATCTAAAGGAATGATTGCTGTTTTGTTATAATCTGTTTTCATACTCTTTGTTTTTAATTTTGATAATATTTGTTTACGGAGCGGGACTCGAACCCGCACTCTTCAGTATTGTCTACCTGTGTCTATCCATTTGCACGATCCGTAACCTGCTTTTTACGACATTAGCTTAGCCGTTGACTTATCGTATCACGCTGCGATACGAGTATAGTCTGTTACAAAAGATTTGTCATTTCTGACGTTTATTGACCTATTCATTTTCATCCTCGCTGTCAAAACCATAATGCCCCTTGTGCACACCAACATGTTCTCTCTTGCAAGCGAGATAGTGTGCAGGTTCTCACTGGTCCGGTAACTGGTTTCTGTTCTGTTACAAGCTGGCATGCCTCCACTGCGACCTGTAATAGTGGAGCATGAGGGAGTCGAACCCTCGTCCAAACGATTCATCCAATGACCTAACAGTCAATATACTTTTATTTCTATAGGATTATCTCCAAAACACATATTTCTTTTATCAAATGGTACATAATGAGTATATAAGAATCCTGCATCATTAAATAGTTTAGCCGTACCTATTGGTACACTAATAGAATTATTATGTTTTGGATCTATCCACCAACTTCTTTTTGTTGTTTCATGAACATATCTAACAGGTTTATTATAGAATAGATGTTCACCCCACATATCTGCTGCAATATAGCTCATGATAAATAATTTTAAGTTGTAAATATAAAGAGTTTTGCACACCTCTGCGCCTTCATATCCTGGCAGACCGGATAACGCCTCAATTAGAGAGATATACATCATACACGAGTTTTCATATATCATTGGGTTGATATAATAGTGCAATATACTCTTTTAGTAGTATAGAGAACGATCAAGCTCTCTATACTTAATAAGGTAATCCTAAAGTAATAGTACATACTGTTGATTATGAGCATAAAAGCATTAAATCTAGTATATAATAGCATAAAGCTGCTATTACTTTAGAATTTATAGTCTTTGACAGAATACATATTATACCAAGTGCTCATCTAGCAAGCTAGAGACTCGATTGAAATATAGACATAAAGTACTATATGTATATGTATTTTGATATACTTACTGTTTTTCGTCTATGAGACTATCCTTTATTTGTTAGCATAAAAGCATTTAAATAAAGAATGATCTATTTATAGCACATGATCAGTAGGCATAATATCCTATTACTAGCATAAAAGCATTGAATAGAACTGTCAATTCAGTTCATGTTGCCCCGAATTCCTCAATGCGACAATGCGACTTATATAGTTTGCAGGGTTCACATTTATTCTATTTAGCATAAAAGCATTTAGAATTTGGATGTTGATTAAAGATAGATATTTTCGTATCTTGAACCAAAGACTTCTTCTTTCGCTTTTGCAATAGCTTCGTCTTTCTTGTCTGTGAGTTCTGAGTACTTTTTGTCCCAAGCTTTGTAATCACCTGTAGATTCAAATTCAGCTTGAGCTTTCTTCAGTCCTTCAGAAAAGTCTTTCATAATGTTCTTGTGTTTTGATGCAAAACGTCCGTATCTTTCTGCTCTAGAAACAGCTTTTTCACAATCTTGAATTCTACGTTTTACTTCACGAGATTCACGTTCAAGTTGTTCTTGTTGGATCTGTTTCTTTGCTTCAGTAACTGCTGATGCTTCAACTTTACCGTCTTTTTCTTCTTGTTTTTTCATACCAGCTTCAAAGTTGTAATTTTCATCAGTTGCTTTGTCACGTAACATTGCTACACCTAACATAATTGCAGTTAATTTCATAAAATTCTTCATAATTTTTTGATTTTTAATTGTTAATAATTGATTTATTTAAGTGAATGAATTAACCCCATAAAGTATCTGATAAATGTCTGCGATAGATTTCATCTCTTTCTTCTCGAATATCTATCTGCATTTGAATAATGATACTTATTAGTTCTTCTTTTGTTTTCTTTTCTAGTTCTTCTTTTATCCACATAATAATAAAGAAATAGAAAGTTATACTATCTATTCGTACGCCTTATTTGATAGCTAGCCCTTTTCCTTCTCCTGACCTTAAATAAGGTTGACCGTTGTATAGTCCGTAGGTATTAATCACCTTTAGGGGTCTGGCGTTATAACCTTCTGTGTTGATTGGATTCTATCATAACTACTTAATTAGTAATTCTTAGTTAAACAATAGCTCTTTCCCTTTTATACGGTTGCATTTTAGAATGTCTAACTCTCTTTTTAGACTGATATTCAGCTGCTTTTCCTGATTGCTTAGAACCTGGAAAATGAGATTCTTTATAGGTCTTTCCCATAATTATAACACTCTAATTGCTTGTACTAAAAGATCAAAGATATAAGCACATCCCTTTTTGTTGAGATACTCAATTGTAACTTCTTTTTCATCCAGCATCATCTCAATTTGTGGTCTAGTTAATTTACCATCTTCAATCAATTTCCAAAAATTGGCATTGATTGCAGCAATATTCATTAGACCGGCGGCTGTGCATACAGTAATAATGTCTTTTAAATTGTCTTCAATTATTTGTCTATTTGGCGTATCAGTTACAAAGTTATTTGTTTCAAGTATTTCTGTATGTACTTTTGATAAACCTAATTTTTTAGCCATAATAGCTACTGCTGCTGCAATACTTTCTTGATTGATTGATGCAGGAATTCCAATAATTACAAAGTTTAAAGATTTCATTTGATATGAATTTAAAGTTGTTTATAAATTTCTTGACTATAGTACTTACCACATCTTTCACAGTAAGTTCTTTTAGTAATAGGAATATTTAATTCATTGTTATTAGGCTCATTTTTCCATTTATGCCCATGAATCAAACATTGTGAACGTAATGCAACTTCTTTTTGCCGTTTAGGATTACTTAATAATTCTATTTCAGCAAGTCGTTTAATGTTACTCTGATAGGCTTTTAGCCTTCTGTAACTGCTAACTTTTAGCTTAATTTTCTTAAAAATATTCATTTTTTACATATTTAATAGTTTTAATTATACAACATTTTGAGGACGTCCAGCTGCAACTGGAAGGTTTTATCAATCTTAATTATATATTAACACACATTTTTACTATACGCTTACAGTAAATGAAGAAATTAATACGTAATTTATACAACATATTGCAGTATATTGCAGGCTTGACGATTCACATCGTTGTTCGGCTTCTACACTAATACAGCTTAATTGAAATACTAATTAAAAATGACTCTCACTTAGTTTTAACTCATAAGCAGATATAGCTGTCAAACTAATCTTATTGGAGTACATGGTTTTAACGTCTGCACTAATACTAATCTCCGCCACCTACCTTCAAACGGCATTTGAACTACTGTTCTCCTGTCATCTGACCCGATTAGATATAAGCCCCACATGTTTGTCACTGATTCTCACAGTAAGGAGGCAGCTGCATCTATTCTCACGAACCAATACAGCTTTGTCTGATTTAATTTTAAAACCCTATTTTCTTTTTTATAGAATTATCTTTTTTACAAAAAATTAAAGTAGCTAAGTATTGTGAACCTGTTGTAAATAATTCAGCACTTGCTTCATCTTCACTATAGTTCTTAAGCTTTTCTAATTCTTCGTTTACTCTAGTTTCAAATTGTTCTAGAGATTCATCTTCGTGTTTTAACACTAATTTTCTAATGTACTGCGGCATGAATTGAGTCACTATTAGGTTGTGGTAATGAGGATCTTGGCATACTATCTGGTATATATTCTTTTTGTATATCCATACTCCTCTTTATCAATTTATCATAAAAATCTTTATTACTAATGTAAATAGATACAATTTCATGATTTGATAAATCTGTACCTTTAGTTACAAGTATTTGAGTTAGCACTTGTTCTGGTATAACTAGAAATACACTATCTACATACTTGTCTAATCTCATGTTTTCACGCCACTGTAATACTTCTTGTACTGTTGGTGCTATTATTTGTTCAATTGTATCCGTTTCAGGGATTTGCTTTTCTCTTGGATGAGGTTTTGCACAACTGATAAAAATTGCTAATGCTGCTATTGCTGCAAATAGCCAAAATACATGTTTACTTTTCATTCTTGATAAATGTTTTTATTTGTTTAACATTGAGTAGATTTCTTCTACTGATTCTCTTGCTTCAAGAACTAGATCTTCTCCGTCACAAATTAGAATATAGATAGAAGATCCTTCTGGATATTCTACTGATGGTATAACTGAAGAAATAAGATCTGCTCTTACAGCAGCTGGTTTTCCTTTATTCTCATTGTCATGTAACAATAAAAATTTACTCATTTTGATAATGTTTTAAGTTAATACTAAGTATATAAATGCTATTAATACAGCATCTATTACAATTAATACTCTTGTTACTGGATGTGTTTTATACCAGTTTTCAAATTTATCCCACCATATATCTGCTAAATCAGCTTGGTTTGATTTCTTTGTATCCATCGTCTTTATCTTTATATCCACTACCAAGTGTATATACAAAAGATAATACGCAGAATATAAATAGTGCGATTATCACTACTTTAGAGTAATACCAATAATTCCAATAATCGGTATATAACAGTCCGTACACTTCTTCATCAAAGAAATATATTCCTTGATGTTCAATAATCATCACAGCTGCAAATAATGCAGTTATGAGCCCAAATAAAAAATACATTAATTTTTGCATAATAACTATTTATTGATTAAATACTATTTGCTACAAATACTATTGCTATTACTGTTGCTAATAATATTAACAAGTATACTAACAATCTGATAGTAATAACAATGCGCCAGAATCGTTCATTTCCCATATACTTTTATACTTATTGTTAAGTTCTCTCCAAAAATTGTCTCCTTCTTTTGTATATCTCCATGAAAATGCAAATTCAAATGCCATAGAAGGATCTTTTAAATTTTTATAAACGGATTCTAAGTATATATTATAATGGTGTGTATATTCGCTAATATTATTTAAATAGCTACTTAGAACTTTCTCCTTAATAAGAAAGGTAAGCAATATATAAGGCATATTAAATAATATTTGCCTTCTGACTTTTTGTTGTTCTGTTAACTTTTTCATTGATTGAATTGTACCTTTCTATGAACTTTAAATATTACTTCAGTATCACTCTTAACTTCAATAGTAAAATGAGGAGATGGTTTACTATCTATTCTTCGTTTGATCCATTTAACTACGTAATCCGCAGTTAATACTTCAAATTGCAAATAGCTACGCCATTTTCCACTCTTACCGATGTGTAGTTTTAGATTTCCTCTATCAATATTAGTAACAGGGTTAACGCGACTTTGTTTTGAGTTAACTAATTTAGCTACTACTATGTCGCCGATTTTAAGATTTTGAAATTGTTCTAATGTCATATCTTTTTTAGTTTATTGATTAAACATATAAAGAGGACAGCTAATGCTGTCCCCTACTATTTACGCATAGTTACGTTGTCACTCTTTGTTCATCTAGTGACAGATGCTCAGAACTATTTTTCAAATCTAAAATAGTGAAAACTCCTTCATACTGAGTTTAGATAGTGCTTACACGTTTGTACCACACACTACAATGATACTAATACTACATGTAGTTGGCTCTGCATTTACAGGCTTGCCACTGTCTCTTGGCTGCATTACTATTGTAGTATAAATAACTCTAAGTTAGTTTGAATACATCTTGCTAAGAGTTCATACTTTCTGATAAAGTGTTTTCTGGTTTTCATAATTTTAACTTTTAATATTATTTGTTAGATTAAAGTCTGCAATAATATTTTTTACTACAGGTATGAATTCATTATCATATCGTAAAATTATACGATGTTGAATATCTCCTATTTCTCCTATTTCTTGATTTATGTATTTTATAATATCAATTTTTGGATTTTCTTCAATAGCTTCTGTGAAGCATTCAAATGTTTCTTGTGATATATTATCATTATCGTTGATAATGATATCTAAAATTGTATACCTTAGCATTTTATTTCAATTTTGATTCCGTATTTAAGTTTAATTTTTCCACATTTAGAACATCTGTATATGAATATATCTGAATATGTATGAAATTCTTTTGTTTCACCTATTAGATGATAATCGTGTTTACAGATAAATCTTTGATAAAACTTTTTGATAAATCCTTTCATATATATATAGTTTTAAGTTAATAATCAGTTTAAAACACTACTATCTTCACAGACTGTAGTGTGTGGTTAAGTAATAATAAAGTAAAGGATAGTATGGCTGTATCCTTACAATATAGAAATAAATAATTAGCATTTTACACCTAAAACTTATATCTTTATAGCTGCATACTGTCATAACGTTGAGTTATTAACTCCGAGTACATCTTTTCATCCATATAGGAACTATGACTTCTTCTGTAAGCCTTACGCTAATATAAGAAACTGGTGCCCTCAATGTCTTGGGATTGTTACACAACTCCGTAGCTTACGCTACTCCGAAGTTATTGAGTTTTTTAAAAATGCCGGGAATAGATTTTCACCCAGCTATGAGCCTTTTCTCTAACGCTCTTTGAATTGAACGGAGCAATTACGTCGCATTTTATATTTCAATACCCGAAACGCGAAAAGCACAAGAACGGTCTTTCCCGTCTGTCAACCGTCTAAAACTTATAAGGATGAGTCAATGGTGCTATTAACCGTAACCGGCATTTCCATCTTAGACTTATTATAAGAAACTGGTGTTGCAAGACGTCCTATCCTAAGAGGAACCAGACTGTCTTATAGTTTTTTATAGCGCTGGTTTTCTGTTTAGTTACTATAGAGATAATTAAATATAGATAGTATTGTTAATCATATTAAGCAGCATTAATATTACTGCCATAAATGATATATTACTAAGCTTTATTAGCATGTTTTGCATGTATACATAATCGTATATATTTGTTATTGTTGCAAAATCGCCTTTGGTAAATGCTATTGCTATAGATAATGTAAATATTAATATAGCACAACATCCTAGTACTATTATGATTTGTGTTATAATATTTATAAGCTTTATCATAGATATGTTCTTAATTTTCTAAGTCTTTAGTGTCTTTACCTAATATACCTAATATTATGTAGATATTTAGATTGATTAGACTGAGTGCTATGAATATTCCAAGAAAATAACTTGTTAGTTTTACGCTTTCAAATACTATACCTGTTATAATTGCTGCTATTGCCGATAATGCTGCAATTGCTGCACTTGTTTTGATTATTTTAGCTAGAATTTTCATGATGTAAAGTATTTTATAAATAAAATATATTGATTATATCATTATCTGGTTTTGTTGCTTCTTTTTAAAAAGGGCAGTGCTTTTGCACTGCTCCTTTATTATCTTCTTACAGGTCTGTTTGGTTGACGATTCTGAGGTTGTTGTTTTGGTTGTTCTGGTTCATCATTTATGATGTCAGGTTGTTCTTCCTCTTCTTCTGTTTCGTCATTCGCATTTGCTAAATATTCTTCAGCATCATACCATTGACCTTCATCAATACGATATGCTCTGATAGCATTTGCACGAGTTTTGAGCTCGTTTTCACTCATTATTGGTACTTCTTCGCCTTTTACAATTTTCATCAAGCAAGTAAGTTGTATGCTTGTGTAAATTCTAGCGTTGTTACCTTCCATGATTACATCACCTTTAGAATAGTTTCCTCTTCTACTATCTGTTTGATAAGTCATAACAACTGGTGCAATCTCTACACTTACTCTGTCTACATAAACAGGTTCTTTGTCGATTGCTTTGTTGTTAAATGCATCAATGATAGCATCTTCAAACTCTTGGCTTATTGTGCCTTCGTTATCTCTTTGAGGATAGAAGTTCATCTGATATTCTGATGAACGTCCTTTTACTGCTCTTTCTAGTAATGACATTTTCTCAGGCACAAATATTAATCTTAAATACTTGTGTCCTTTGTCTGCTTCAGATTGAAATTCAACGATTTCACTTCTGTCATAGTCTACTTTTACTTTCATAGTTGTTGATATTTATGGGTTTATAATTTGCGCTATATATTAATAAGAAGAGATAAAGGGATAAAATTAATTATCCCTTTATTTAATGGTTAGTTTGTGTGATCAGTTGCTGGAAATATTTCTACTATTAAAGGAGTAGTGTGTTCATACACTTTTACTACAAATACTGAGTTGTTGAAATCTGATTTAGCCATACTTTTACTTATTAATGTTACTACTACGGGGTCTTTCCCCCGATTAAAGAGAGAGGGGGCTTGATTTTGTACAGCTTCACGCACACAGATTTCTTCACCAAAAAAATTTTTTATATATTTTTATTTTAAATAATGTTAAAAAATAGCTATTAAACTTAAATAAATATTCATAATAAATGTTAATAATAATAACCAATATAGTTAAATATACGTTACTGTATACAGTAGATACAGTTAAATACAGTGTGAATATGAATTACTACTTTATAAGACAAAGAGATCAACAGTATTCTAATTGTCTTTACTTAAGTAAGATAAGTAAGATAAGTAAGATAAGTAAGAACTATAAATTGAATGATAATTATAGATCCTTTACTTTACCAGGACAAATAGAATATACTTTCTCTGAAGATTTATATAAACAGTTTAAGAAAGAAATAAATACAGTTAAATGACAGAATTTACTGCACTATGTTTAGTAGGTATGTTAGGATGTCTAGCTTATATCATACTAAATAAATTAACAAAGTAATGTGCCCTAAGTACACGGGATCGTAGTACGTTCCACGCTTAAAGAAGTTACCATAAGGTAGAAGCGCACCAGGGAATCCTAATCGTAGGTAGGCTCAGTTTAGCTACCTTTCTGGCGGTCGTTGAATAAAAAGGTAGCCCCCTAAAACGGTATTACTATGGAAAAGAACGAACAAAAAAAAGCAGATAGAATTGAGTATGTTTTCAGGAATAAAACTTATATAGCTACTCCTGAACTTAATAAAGGTTGTTGTGTAGGTTGTGCGTTTGTTAATAATATGAATTGTGCTAACTTTAAAGATAGAATGGATATATGTCATAAAGGATATATATTTAAGCGCAAATTTAATCATATAGATGAGTAACCTTACTTTACTTACTGCGTTAATAGATATTATAAAGTAAATATTATGGAAGATAAAGTACTAGAAACAGTGGTAAACGGATTGGAATATAGTTTTGAAAAAGATATTTTAGTAAAACCTTTAACTCCTATTATGGTTACTAAAGAGTATACTGAACAAATCCCTACTGGGGAAAAGGATGAAGAAGGTTTTAATAAGTATGAAGTAAAGACTCATACTAAAGAAGTTGAATCAGATTTTGCAAAAGGTATTGTTCTATCTATTCCAATCGGTACTGATAGTACCATTAAGGTTGGTGATACTATAGTATACCCTAAGAAATTTGCTAAAGACTTTGATCTATTCAAAGACTCACAATTAGTTAAACCATACGACGTTGTAGCTAAAGTCGTTAAATAAGCTATCATTCATGATTGAATGTTTTATTTTAGAGTATTAAGTCGCTGCCCTGCCATCAAAGCAGGGCATTCTTTTTGCTATTACTTTACTAAACATTAATAAATGTTAAATATTTTAAACACTTTTTATATTAGTGCGTTTTAAGGGCATTATGGGAACAATAATAATAGTACTTGTAAGTATTATCGGTTTTGGTGCTCTTACTTATCGTCAAGGAAAGAAAGAAGGTTATGACCAAGGTAGAATGGATGGTTACGAAGAATGCAAACAAAACTTTAATAAGATACAAGAATTTAAACAAAAGATATTAAATAAAAAGTTAGACATATGGAAGGATACAAAGTAATTAAGGATTTTAGCTTCGCTGAAAAAGGTGATGTGTTTACTAAAGTTGAAGATTTAAACTTGTGGGAACTTCAGAAATCTGAAGTAGTATCAGATACAGAAACTTATACTTCAATGGCATTTGATTCTTCTACTATGGAAGAATTAGCCAATAAAGATTATGTAATTTGGTACAGTGAAGAAGCACAAGAAGGTGTGGATGAATGTGAATGCTGTTGCGATAAGTTAGAGAAAGTAAAAGAATACGTTAATACTTTGATTGATACATATACCAAAGATTATAACGAATTGATGAAGGATTATAATGAAGGCAATGTTCAACAGTGTGTTAAAGTAGAAGCAGAAACTGTATACCACAATTTAAATAAAGTTCTCAACAGTATTAAAGATTTGTTAGATGAATAAATTAGTAAAGACTGTTAATAAAGGCAATCATTACTATGAATACCTTAACGCTTTAAATGGTATACTACAACTTACAAATAGGGAATTGGAGTTACTTACTAAGTTCGTTGAATTAGATGTGAACTTTACTCCAATACCTGGTGTAAGTAAAAATGTAGCCAATACTGACAATCGTAGAATGATTAAAAGTACTATGGGTATTACTCCTGATAACTTAAGTAGATATATAAGTAAGTTCAAGAAAGAGGGTCTTTTAGTACAGGGAAAAGCAGAAGATGAATTAGTAGTTAATAAGATACTAATTCCAGAGATAATAAAAGATAGGGTGCAAATAACGTTAATACTAAGAGTAAATGAATAATAAAATAAATAATAAACATTTCTATATGATCTTTGACAATGGGCATATAGTACATGTAGAGAATAGAAGTAATAGGTTAGTACGATATTTCAGACATCTTTTTAACTTACGTTCTAATCTGAAATTAACTTCTTTTGTCCCAAAGAAACCTTACTCTAATAAAGAAATCAAGAAATTATCTGATATACTATACAGAAATCGTGACTTGGATGAAGATGATATCATAGTAATAATAAATTCTATTAGACCTAATACCATCAGAGAATCTTTAACAGAGTTAGAAACTAGTGAATATTATATAAATGCAACAGCAAAAAAAGATATCAATTTACTCAAGTCTGGCAAACAAATATAATTTACCTTATCCTGTTATAGAAGTAATATGCAATAGTCCATTTAAGTTTGCTAAAGAAGTAATGTCAAATGATGAAGATACTAAAGATATTATGTTTGCTTACTTATTTAAACTTAAATTAAAAAAGAGATATAAAGAAACAAAATGAGACAGTTTATTGAAGAATGCTTAACACCTAATTATAAGATTCACTGTCTAGATTCTATTTACTTTGATCCTGTATTACTTAACAATATACAGATGTATGTAGCAATTAGTGACAGTAGACTATTAAGAATATGATACTAAGAAAGTTTAATAATATGTATCCTAGAACACTTTGGATAGCTATAGTAGAGAGTGAGGAAGATATACAGTTTCTATGCAAGAAGTTCTCTATATTAGAGATTACTCCAGAATTCAATAAGATACTAGAAAATGCTCAAGATGCAATGACCAATGCTTATCATGATGATGTAGTAGCTGAATGTAGACCTGTTATTCAAAACTTTAACTATTTTACTGGAATACTGTGTATAATATATAAGCCAGAGTTAGTAGATAGTGCTAACATAGCCCATGAATCTGTTCACATTTCTGACTATTACTTTGAAATTACAGGTATGAATAATGAAGATTTTTCAACTGGTGGCAATGAAGGATATGCTTACTTAGTTGGTTGGGTTGCTGGATGTTTTGTTAAAGTAATGAAAGAATATGGAAAGACAAAGTAAAGAAGATTCATTAGCTCTATGGGAGTTTGAGAAGAACAATACTAAACGATTAGGTTCTAATATCAGCGAAGAGTTAAGGGAATTAATGGAAGTTGCGGATAAGAAGATAAATGACTATTCGTTAACATATAATGAATTTCTAGATGACATTCTAGAAGGTTTAGCTAAACTAAAAGACACAGATAATATTGAAACTAGGCGGTTACAGATAAAAGGATTGTACAACTGTTTAACTAATAAGTATATTGAAGATGGAGAATGATGGTAAGAAATATGATTGTGGTAAAGTAAGAATGGATCTAGTTCCATTAGATGTAGTTGAGAATATTGGTAAGGTACTTACTTACGGAGCTCAGAAATACTCAGATAACAGTTGGCAAAACCTTCCAGATTTTTGGAAAAGATATAAAGCAGCATTACTAAGACATCTTACTGCTATAGACAAAGGAGAATTAATAGATCCTGAAAGTGGACTACCTCATATAGATCATGTACTTTGTAATACAGTATTCTTAGATTGGGGATTTCATCATGGTAAAGCAATTAGTATTAATACAAAAGATATTGAACAAGATGAATAATTTAGAAGCTATCTGGTGGGAAACGTAGGGTATAGATGTAAATAAAAACCGTATTGGTAATCCTACTTTACACGTTCACTTCATACGTAAAAATGAAGAAGGTATTACTCATGGAATTGTACACTCTAAAGAAGTTACACAAGATCTTAGTATTGATGCAGTTAAGAATGAAATAATTAAAGAGATAGTAGAAGTTTTAGAAGAAGGTTATAGAAAAGTAGAAAAAGATTTATGGAACAATTGAAATTTAAAAAGTTAGATTACTCAGTAAAGAAAGAAGACGGTACAGAAGAGATTAAGAAGTCTGAAGGTAAGTTGCCTACTAGAGCTACAGCAGGAGATGCTGGATTGGATCTGTATGCTACTCGTATTACTCAAGAAGTAGATAATAGCGGAAAGTTAGTACTTGTATATCATACTGATTTAGCGGTAGAGATTCCTGAAGGATATTGTGGCTTACTTATGATGAAGTCTTCAATTAGTAAACGTTCTATAGCTTTAACAAATGGAGTAGGTTTAATAGATACTGGATATCGTGGAGAGTTGATGGCTAAATTTAAAGTAACTACAGATGCTATTCCTACAGTATATACTACAGATGAACCATTTGCTCAGTTAGTCATTGTTCCTTGTTCTATATTAGAACCTACTTTGGTAGAAGAACTGAGTGAAACAGAAAGAGGAGAAAAAGGATTCGGAGAAGCTACAGCAGAACAAAATAATGAAATTAAAGAAGTAAAAGAATAATTATGGAAAATCTAGATATTACAATTATTCCTGTAAGTGCATCAGGTATTGGAAATTTTATTGAAGTTCGTATTAATGGTATGTTATATAGAACAGAGATTGTGCAAGGTGAATTTACAGAAGATGTAATGAAACAATCTATGGAGAAACTAATGCCTACTATTCCTACTGAACAACAGGAACCTGTAGAATTAAAATTTTATCAGCTATTAGATGCTATTGCAAATACTAAAGCTGAAGAAGAGTATAGAGCTCAGCATCCTGAGGAGTTTATGCCAGAGAATTTTGAACCCAGTGTTGAAGAAGTAACTGATGAAATTATTTGATATAAATGGTGGTAAAGTAGTAATACACCCTGACGCTTTGGGTCTCCCATTCTTTAAAAAGTTATGGGAGGCTGATAAGCCAGATAAAACACAAGCTACAAATGTAATAAGTTATATAGTACTTATGTGGTATTTTAAATCTCCATATGTACTTCAGCTAGAACCAGATATCAGAGAAAAGAAGCTTAAGTAGTTATACTTTGGTGATGAGAATTATAATCTTACAGTAGAAGAAAAGTCTTGTGAAGATGATTATAAGAAGCTAATATACACTAGAAATCTAAGAATGTTAGATAGTATGAGAAACAAAGTAGATACTATTAGTAAGTATTACGAAGATTCTCTAGAAGAGCAGTTAGATGAGAAGAAGATTAAAGATCTATTAGCTGGTATGGAAAAAGTAAAAGCTACTTTTCAAACATTAGATTTCCTCGAAAAGGCAGTTAAAGCTGAAGAAGTTAGTACTACTAAAGTACGTGGAGATGCTCAGATTAATCCTTATGAATTAGCTTAATTTGTACAAATTATACACAAGTTTATAACAATAAATTAATGAGTACGTTATATGAATATAAATAAAGAAACTATGAAGAAAGTACTTGATTTAACAAAATGCAATAGCACTGAAGAAATTTGTGATGTGCTTGAAAAAGAAATTGATAACAAACGAAAAGCAGATGCTTATCTTAAAGAAGCAGGTGAATCTTTGGTTGAAGAATATAAGAAAGAAGCAGTAGCTGAACCTAAGAAGAAAGGTATTATTAAGCGTACTATTCATTGGCTAAAGAGTTTGTTTAAGAAATAATCTCGTTGAACTGATAGAGAGGTCTGACAGGGACAGACATTAAACATTCCCTGGCACACTCCCCTGTAGTATATGTGGTTAATACACTAGTCTCTAAAACTGGAGTACTCAGTCGGATCTGAGCGGGGGGACCAATAGCGTAGGTTAGAGATGCGCATAAATTTTTTGAATATGGAAAAAATATGTACAGAATGCGGATTAGAAAAACCTATATGTGAATTTGTTAGAAACAATACTAAGAAAGATGGATACACTTCCTATTGTAAAGAATGTCATAGAAAAAGATGTTTAAAATATTATTACAATAATAAAACAAAATATCGTGATAGTTCTAAAAGGAAAAGAAGTTTAATAAAACAGTATATCAACAATATCAAACAAAAAGGCTGTTCTATGTGTGGTGAAAAAGATATAGCATGTTTAGATTTTCATCACATAAATAATAAAGTAAGAGATGTGTCCAGCTTAATAAAAAATGAGAATCTAAATAAAGTAAAATTAGAAATAGAAAAATGTATAGTATTGTGTTCTAATTGTCATAGAAAATTACACTATAAACAAAATTATGATTGACTTCTAGAAGAAAATAATAAATAGTGATAAGTTTAGAACTCCGGCTTTAACATTCTTAAAGACCGGAGCTTATTGTTAGTATCCAATTGGTACTACTGAATATTACACATACTGGGACGAATAGAAAGATCGTTGCATTAATGGTTATACCGCAGAGGATGGAGATTACATCACTGGGTATAACTATTTTTATATTAACTTTTGTCCAATGCAACGTATAGTTAACACTGTTACTAAATTACCTAATGGAGAAACTAAAGTAAAAAGAGATAGTGTAGTAACATTCCCTGATTTCTATGATTATGACTATTTCTACTTCTAGGCAGTACAAGAAGCAGAAGATAAAGGAAAACACATATGTTTACTTAAATCACGCCGTAAAGGATATAGTTACAAAGGTGGAGCTATGGCATGTCGTAATTATTATCTAATACCTAATAGTAAAACATACATATATGCTTCTAATAAGCAGTATCTTACTGAAGATGGTATTCTTACTAAAGCTTGGGACTATATGGACTTTATAGATAAAAATACAGCTTGGGGTAAGAAACGATCTGTTAACAGTACTATGCGTAAACGAGCTGGATTCTGGACTAAAGATGAATTTGGCAATGAAGTAGAAATGGGTTATAAGTCAGAGATTATTGGCGTTACTTTGAAAGATAATCCTGATGTAGTACGTGGTAAACGTGCCAAATTAATTCTATTTGAAGAAGGAGGTTCATTCTCAGAATTAGGTGCTGCGTGGCAAATTGCTAGACCATCTGTAGAACAAGATGGTGTAGCGTTTGGTACTATGATTGTATGGGGAACTGGTGGTGACGAAGGCTCTGCATTTGAAACTATGAAAGATATGTTCTATAATCCAGATGGATACAATTGTTTAGGATTTGAGAACATATGGGATAGTACACCTACAGATAAATTGTGTGGATTCTTTGTTCCATAGTATACTAATCTAGATACTAGAGATGATGATGGTAATAGAATATACATGGATGATGATGGTAACACTATTACTAAACCTTCTCTAGAATTTATATTAGATGAACGTAGAAAAGTAATAAGTACAGCTACTAATACTACTGCTATAGACCGTTATGTTGCAGAACGTCCTATTACTCCACAAGAGGCAATGTTGGAATTTAACGGTAACATATTTCCTAAGAAGGAACTGTAGGAGCAATTAGGACTTATTCGTACTAACACTTAGTTATAGAATCATAAGCAGGTGGGTGATTTAATATTCGATGAGTCTGGTAGTATCAAATGGATACCTAAGAAACATGGCGATGTTACTAAGTATCCACTTGGTAAAGACGATGATCCTACTGGCTCAATAGTTATATGGGAACATCCAGCTAAAGATGCAACAGCTGGATTATATATAATAGGTGTAGACCCTTATGATCATGATTAGTCTGGTACTAATTCATTAGGATCATCTATTGTATATAAGAGGTTTTAGAACTTTGAAGAGTATTATGATATTATAGTAGCTGAATATACTGGTAGACCTGCAACAGCTGAAGAGTACTATGAGAATCTACGTAAGTTAGCATTATACTATAATGCACGTATAATGTATGAAAATGAACGCAAAGGTTTATTCCCTTACTTTACTGCTAAGCATTGTGATTACTTATTAGCTGATCAACCTGATATTATTAATGATATAGTTAGTAATTCTAAAGTACAAAGAAGAAAAGGTTGTCATATGAATAAGTAGATAAAACAATGGGGTGAAGGTATGATCAAAGAATGGTTAAATGAAGAGTATGCTCCAGGTAAGAAAAACCTAACTAGGATACTATCAGAGCCGCTATTAGAAGAGCTAATAAGCTATAATGATACAGGTAACTTTGACCGAGTGATGGCGTTGATGTAGGTTATGATATATAGAGAACAACTGTATAATGTAGTTGTTAAAAAGAAAGAAAAAGAAAACAAATAGAAGATGCTCTTCGATGGACCAATTTTTGCGCAGAGTTGGTTCAATGATGATACTCCTAGAGTATTTTCTAATGATGATAATGTATATACATTTTAACTATGAAGAATACTAAAAGTTTCCCTGCACAGAAACTACCAATGTCAAAGAAGACACAAGCCTGGAAAGAAGCCTGCGTAGACTATGTAGTAGGCGCTGGAGATTCAGGATTTGGTGGTAATGGTAGATCTAGATCTGACGAGATGTAGACTTACTATGATTTATATAATAGCATATATAATGAAAAGGATCTTAAATATGTAACCAATCCATTTAAACAAGATGATGGGTTTCCTGCTATGGCATAGGATTATAATATCATCAAACCATATGTAGATCAGTTACTTGGTGAAGAAACTAAGAGACCTTTTAATTTTCATCCACAACGTACAAGTGATATAGCTGCTAGTGAAATGTAGGAAAAAGCTAAAGAAATGCTAATGGATTATATTCAAGCTACTATAGCAAGCAAGTTAAGCCCAGAACAAGCAGCTAGATATGAACAAGCATTAGCTACAGGAGAAATCTAGACTCCAGAAGCTATAGCTAAGTATCTATAGAAAGATTATAAAGATATAGCAGAAACTGAAGCTTATCACGCATTACAATTTCTAAAGAGAAAATTGAATCTTACTCATGAGTTTTATAAAGGTTGGAAAGATGCTTTAATAGGTGGAGAAGAAATATACTATGTAGGTGTAATCAATGGAGATCCTTATGTAGAAAGAGTAAACCCTATGTACTTTGATTATGAGCATTCTTTAGACTTAGAATTCATAGATGATGCCGCATGGTGTCGTAGAAAGATGATTATGTCTGCTACTGAGATATACGATAGATTCTATGATAAAATGTCTGAAAGACAACTAAATGAATTATTAGAACTTATTGATCAAAGACCCGGAGCTGGTAATAATCCAGAAATAAGAAAGACTAGTATGGATTATGAATCTATTAAATTGCATAAGATCAATAGTTTTACAGATAATCCGTTTGATGTAGATCATATAACAGTATATCACTGCTGTTGGAAATCTTTCAAAAAGATAGGATTTGTTACTTTACTAAATCCAGAAACTGGAGAAGCTGAAGAATTTCAAGTAGATGAAGATTATAAAGTAACAGGTACTGAACAATCTGTAGAATGGGATTGGATTATTGAAGTATGGGAAGGATATAGAATTGGTGATGATATGTACATAGGAATTCAACCTATTGAATATCAACATATATCTGCTGATAATCCTAATTCACAGAAATTACCTTACACTGGTGTAGTGTATAATAATACTAATAGTAAACCTAGATCATTAGTAAGTATGATGAAACCATTACAGTATATGTATATTGTAGTGTGGTATAGACTTGAGTTAGCATTATCTAGAGATAAAGGTAAAGTAGCAGTAATGGATATTACTTAGATACCTAAATCTATGAATATTGATGTTAACAAGTGGATGCATTACTTGAGTGCATTAGGTGTAGCTTTTATTAATCCTTATGACGAAGGATGGGATATACCAGGACGTGAGGGAGGTAAACCGTCTCAATTCAACTAGTTATCTTCTTGGGACTTAACTATGAGTAATGTAATAGCTGAGTATATTCAATTAATGTAGAAGATTGAAGATATGGTAGCTAAGCTTACTGGTATTACTCCACAAAGACAAGGACAGATTGCTGCTAGTGAATTAGTAAGTAATGCTAATACTGCTGTTAATATGTCTTATCATATTACTGAACCTTGGTTTTGGAATCACAATTAGGTAAAAAGAAGAGTATTAACTATGTTGTTGAATACTTCTAAGGCAGCTTGGAAAGATAATAAGAGATACTTGAATTATATATTAGATGATGCTACTAGAGCGTTTGTACAATTATCTGATAATTTCTTCTATGAAGATATGGATATATTTGTAGATGATAGTACTAAGAATCAACAGTATATAGATCAATTAAAGCAATTGCTGCAACCTGCTATGCAGAATGGTGCTAGTCTGTTAGATATTGCTGAAATCATTACTTTAGATAACATGAGTATGATTAAAAATAGACTTGAAGAGATAGAGCAGAAAAGAATGGAACAGATGCAGCAACAGCAACAGGCTGAACAACAAGCTCAACAGCAGATGGCAGAACAACAGAATCAGCTTAAAGAAGAAGAACTTATGCTTAAGGAAGCTGAACTGGATCTTGAAAAATATAAAGTAGACCAAGACAGATATAAAGCAGAACAAGATAATGCTACTAAAATTACTGTAGCACAAATTAATTCTTATCGTGGTGCTGAGAATATGGATCAAGATATGAATGGAATTCCTGATCCAATTGAAATAGGAAAGCAAGCTCTAGAATAGCAGAAGATAAATTCTGATATTGCTACTAAACAATTAGAACTTAACAATAAGCGTAGAGAAATAGAACAGAAGAGAGAAGCTGAAAATAAGAAGATACAGCTTGAAAAAGATAGAATGAAGCATGAAACTGAGTTGCAACGTATGTCTGATAAAGCTGCTATGGATAGAGAGAAGCTAAAGGCAAAGACAGCTTTGAGAAATAAAGTAGTAGGCGAATCTAAATCTAAATAACTATGAACTGGTTTAAAGAAACGTGGTGGTTAGTAAAACAATTATTTACTACTACTAAGAATAAAGATAAAGTATAGTATAAACATATGGATCATTACCCTTTTAGTGGATACTCTGCAATGAGTTGGTGTGGGTATATTTTAACTAAAAAGAAAGAATCTGATATTAAAACTACTACTTGGAATCACGAAAATATACATTTACAGTAGGCTGAGAATAAGGGTAGTTGGTTAAAGTATTATACTGATTATGTATGGGAGTGGATCAAAGGCAATCCTATTACTTATCCAGCATCATCGGCATACTATACAATACCTTACGAAATGGAAGCATACGCAAATGAAGATAAATCTGATTACGAAATTAATACTAATAAGTATAAAATAAAAAATCGTAAAAAGACTTACAAAGAGAATAGGAAAAATTGGTTTAACTATATTAAAACTTTATAATTATGGCATGTGGTGGAAAGAAAGGTGGCAAGAAGTCATCTAAAAGTGGAAAGAAAAGTAAATAATTATGGAACGTGAAGCATTTAGATAGAGAATGCAACAGTATAAGTAGGCTAGGGAGAATAATCCCTAGCTGAAGTACTGGGATTGGAAGAAGTATGCAGATGGTGGTACTATAGATGAAGATCCACCATAGAGTACTAGTGAAAGACCTATTTAGAATTATGAAGAAGATAAAGCCAGAGAATAGAGGTAAGTTCAATGCAACTAAAAAGAAGACAGGAAAGACAACTGAAGAACTAACTCATAGTAAGAATCCTGTGACAAGAAAGAG